CGGGCCCGATCAAACGCGCGAGGCCGGAACGGATCGAATCGAATGCGACGATCCGCCGTTCGGCGTACTTGTCTTTCTTCATTTGTGAAATGCTCCCTGAGCGGATCGTGGATTACTGCGTGATACGGACCATGCCGAGCGCACCCGATGCGGTCGTGGTTTCCCACTTGGCGTTCGGGAGTGCCACTCGACCTGCACCTGCTGCACCGCCGGTCGTGCCGCCGATGGTGCCGCCGCCGGCCGTCAGGCTCAACACTGCGTCACCGCGCGTCACAGCCTCGGCTGCCAACACCCAGATGTAACCCTGCTTGAGGATCGGCACGGTGTCGTTCTGGTTGTACAAAACGATGTCCGACGCGTTCGCCGGACGGATCGGATAGCGAACAGCGATACCGATCAGTTGATCAGCGTCTGCCGCTGGCGCCTTGCAAGTGTCGTCGGCGGTCGTGCCGCGCGCAACGATGCGACCGAAGTCGATTGCCGTAGCGCCCTCGTTCGTCTTGCTTTCGATCGTCGGGATGTTCATGTCCGCGATCATGCCGGGATAGCCCGGATCGTGGAGAAGACCGCCCGGCGTGCCCAAATCGATGCTCATGATGGTTCCTTTAAGTCGGAGAAGCGTTGTGGTTTAGGCGGCGGTGGTCTGCCAGGCGTTGGCCATGCGGTGCGCGAGCAGCTCGGGACCACTCAGCTCGTCATCCGCGTCACCAGCGGTCACGGTGCGACCGAGCAGCGCGTCTTTCACGGCCTGCTCTTGTGCGGCGTTGCCGCTGTCGTTCGCCACCACTTCGACCGATGCCGCAACCGCATTGAAGGCGGCGCGCACTGCGGGTTCTTCAGCCTTGTCGGCCGTCACACCACCCAACACAGCATTCGCGATCGCCTTCGCCTTGGAATCACCAGCAACGATGCTCGCGAGTACTTCGCGCTTGATGGCGAGGCACGTCTTGCCGTCGGTTGCGATCGTCGGCACGAGGCGCTTGGCTTCATTGAGCGTCTTCGCCCAGTCGGCCACCATGGCATCGCGCGCTTCGGGCGTCATGACGTCTTTGCGCAGCACGTCGATCTCGCTGTCTTTCGCTGCAATCGTGCCGTGCAGCGTCAGGATCGTTTCAGCGACCTTGTCGGCGGCGATGGTGTGCTCTTTGTCGCCGATCTTGTAGGTGACCGGCAATGCGACCGGAGCCTTGGTTTTGAGGGCGTCGCGGTCGGCGACGATCTTTTCGACAGCAGCCGCGGCGGCTTCATCCAGTTCGAACGGGATGCTGTCGATGAGCAGCTTACGAGTTGCCATCGTGTTTTCCTTTTTAGGAAGGGGAGATACAGAATCTGCGATACGGCACGCAGAGCCACACCGCGCGGAATCCACGATTGCGACGTGGTTCCCGCGAATGTTTCGTTGGACGCCGTGGTATGGCTTACCGTCCGGCGTAAAGCCCGGCGTCATGTCCAGTTCAAAGGAGTAGCCGTTTGAGACCTCGACCTTGCCTTCGTCGACGGCTTTGACGGCGTCAGCGTTCGTCACGGTCAACACGCCGTTCATCAGGTCGCCGTCACGCTCGATTCCAGATGCAGCGCCGACCGTCACCTCATCGCGGTTCGCGTCCGTAACCTCGTTGCCTTCCGGATGGTCGTTCGTGACCGGCACGCCCTCGAACGTGTGCATGCTGTCCGGCGCGAACACTTCTTCAGGCGGTCGGTACAGCAGCACGCTCGTCATCGGGTTGCGGTCGGTGAGTCCCAGCTCGTACGCGCGGTACGACTGGATTCCAACGCGAGCAATCACGGCGGGCGCGACAAGATGGCCGTCCGCTGTGACGGTCCGCTTGGACAGCGTCATGCGGTCGTTTGCAATTACCGTTTTCATCGTGGCTTCTTGGTTGAGACGGGATCCGTCGCGATAGGAGGCGCAGCAGGCAGCGCCGGCGGTTCCGGCGCTTCTTCCGGTTTGTCGGGCAGCTGGTTGATCTCTTCGTCAGTCAGGTCGTAACGTCCGCGCGCTTTGAGTGCACGACCGATTACACGCTTGCTGACCAGGCCGGCGCTCAAATAAACGTCGTCCGTCTGCGAATCGTTCAGGCCGATCTCAGACTCTTCCTTGTCATCCTTCTGCCAGAGCGTGTTGAACGAGTTCGAGTAGTTCTCCGGCATGAACCCAAGCTCGGAACGGATGACGATCTCGTCGAGGTACTCGAGCGGCGTCTGCAGGTCGCTTTCCTGCTCGGCCACGATGCGGTCGTAGTAGTTCCGCACATCGTTATCGCCGTTGGCATTCAATCCGCCGGCTGACTGCCCGAACAGGCGCGTCATGGGAATGTCGGCCGCGCCGCACACGTCGACCGCGAACTCGCGCAGGATCTTGTCGAGGTTGGCAAACGTGTTGCTTTTCTTCTCGTACTTCTCGGTACCGCCGAGCAGCAACATGCGGTTGAACGACTTCAACATCGCAGCCGTCTGGAAGCGCTTTGTGAGCAGCGCTTCACCATCCTTGCGGCTGAGGATTTCGTTCAGGTCCTCGGTTGTGACCACGTCGACGTTGGCTTCGAACAGCATCGTCGCGACGGCTGCAGACGACGAATCGCGACGGCGGATGCTGTCGTAGACGTGCTGCAGCTCGCTGTCATCCCACATGCCGTTGGCGCGCCACGAGAAGTAGGGCAGCTTCTGGCCATTGAAGCGAAGCACACGAGTCCAGTGAATCTGAACCGCGCTCTCGGCAATGATGTACATCGACGGCAGGCCGAAGTTCGGACTGTTCAAATCGTCGGTGATCTCGCCGGATGGGGCGGCGCGCCAGCGATCCAGTACGTGCAGGAACTGCAGATCGCCTTTCTTGATACGGGTGACATCAAGCGGCTTCGACAGATCCTTGTCGCGCGTGCCGATGATGATCAGTGAGCCGCCATAGAGCCGCGACCAACGCAGCGCTGCATTGAATTTGCCTTTCACGTCGAAGCGCTTCTCGGTCCTTTGGACCGCTGCGAGTGCCTTGCCGCCCTTGTCATCGAACGTCATCGTGCGCCAGGCGCGCGTCATGTCATCCGCCACCGCGTTGACGATTCGCTTTGCCAGCCAACTGGAGCGGTACATCTGCTCGAGCTGGAACTGCGTCATCGCCTGGACTGCGTCGTACTCCGTGTACGACATCTTGTCGCGCGACGTGCCGAGACCGGCAACCACGTTGATCAGGCCATCGCCGACCGTTACCGGCTTGTTCGTGCGGGCGAGGGCGGCGCTGGCCGTCTTGACGATTCGTTTCGACATGTCACATCACTTCCGTCATGGAGCGTCGCCTGATAGGCCATTGCTTCTGGATGAAATAGCCGAGCGCATCGATGACGTGATCGACGCCAGTGGACTTATCGGGCTCTCCGTTCAGGTCATACGGCTGTTGCTCGAGCGCTTCTGTCAACTTCGGGCAGCGCGCGGTGTTCACTTTCAGGTGCCGGTCACCGACGCCGTTCAGGATCTGCGCGTTGACCGCGTTGACGCGATCCTTCACGGCCGGGTTGGTGCCGTTCACGCGTACGGTGAAATTCGCTTGGCGCAGGATCGAGAGATCCGACTCGCTTGCGTTTTTGCTGCTGCGGTTCTGGCCAGAAGCATCGGGGTAGATCAGCACCGAATGATCTTTGTCGAGATACCGCTCCGTGAGCAGGCGCGCCATCGTCGGCGTGTCGCGCACGTCGGTCAGCTCGTCAACGGCGTACGGATGGTCGTCACGAATCACACTCACGACGGCCGCCATCTTCAGGACGTTAAAGTCCATCCCGATGTGCAGCGGTTCACCCGGCTCGGCCTCGACCGTGGTGTTGTTCTTCTCGCGATCAAAGTTCGGATAGACCGCGCCGCTGAGCAGGTTCACAAACTGGCCGCGCAGATACGCTTCGATCAGCTGCGGCGGATACGACTCCAACAGCGACGGGATGTAATCCGCCGGCAGATTCTTAGCGTTCTGGTACGTGCTCGCCTGCACAAGGCCGTACATGGCGGCGCGTGACGGTTTCTCGCGCAGCGCCTTCACGAACTGCTCGTAGACGAACTTGAAGCCCTCAGGCGTCGTCGTGACGTCGATGCCGTTACGCAGGCCCGGCACGTTGTAGCGCATCCGAGCAATGATCTTGCGCCAGGCTGTCTGCGCCTTGAGCTTCGCCATCAGGTCGAGCTCATCGACCAGCGCGTGCCCGATCTTGAAACCGACGATCTCCGCCGGCTTATCCATCGACCGGCACAGGATCGTGCCGCGATAGTTGCGCCCGGAAAAAAGATGCACTTCGCGGTTCGCTTCACGGATCTGGGTTTTCAAACCCCAGTCGGACGCGACCTCGTCGATGGTCGGGTAGAAGATGTCGCGGATCTGGCCGTACGTCGGCGCGAAATACCCGGCGTTGATGCGCGGGTGTTCCCACATATGCGCGCAGATACCAGCGCCGCCCACCCACGTCTTTCCGGATCCGAACCCGGCCACGAACGCTTTGAACTTGCGATTGAGCGCAAGGAATTCCGCTTGCGGCGTGTTGAGTGTCGGCATCAGATTTCGCTCGCGTCGTTAGCGGCAGCGATTTCGTCAGCTGTCATGGTGGCGTCCTGCACCGAAACACGGACCGAATCCGGCGTCGGCGTGTCGTCGCCACCACCGCGACCGACTTCAAGCAGCGTCGCGCGCTTTACTTCGAGATCACCAATGCGACCGAGGATCTTCTGGATGGCGTCGGTGTAATTGCGCGTGCGGTGCTTTTCCTCGCGAGACTTTCCTTTCGAACCGCGCCCGGTGTGCCGCGTGTATTCATCAAGCTCAGGTTTTCCAGCCGCCACGTTCTGCGCATTGAGCGCGCGCAGCAGCTGCAGCTTCGCAATCTTGATTTCCTGATCCAGTTCCCCGACCACAATCGTGTCGAAGATCCCAGCTTCGTCAGCAGTCAGCGCAGCGGAATAGATGCCGTGCTGCCGAGCGTTCTGATTGCCGGCCGGTGCCCCGGTGTTCTTCCCTCCGTGCATGCGGCACCTGCCATTGGGCATTGCCTGTGCCTTGCACGTCTGACCGCTGCGGGTTTTAGCGCCGCAGAGAGCCACATTTCCATCCTTCAGGTCGATTGCATGGGATTGTTTCGCCAGATCGCCCGGAAAACAGGTGGGTGTGAGTGATCTATTGCTCTCAGACCCGCGACGGTGCGGAAGAAACTACCTACTTCCACCAGTCTGGTTGAGGGAATCTTTCGGTGAAGCGGATTTCGTTGCGCGGCTCGCTTTCGACGTCGTGCGCATCGGGCCACCAGTGCCGCAGGTTCTCGCCAGCAGGCAGGTAAGCAACGAGCTGCGCGAAGCCTTCGCCTTCTCCGCTACACCAGTACGGTCCGGGCGGCGGGAAGGCCATCGGACGGTAATCAAGCGCATTCGCTTTGAAGCAGTGCCATGTCCACTTAGGCGCGTGCGGGTAATACGCACCGGGCCAAGGCTGCGGTCCGTCGGGTGTGCGCCCGTTCATGCCGAGCGGTCCGATCCATTCGCCGGGCTTGCACTCCGCAACGGCGCGCTGTTCGTTGTCGAATACTCCCATCACTTCCCACACACCGCCCTTAGGCGTCTGCTGGATGGTTCGACCGATCACGAAGATTTGCATGGTTCTGCCTCGAAAAAGAACGCCCACAGCCGAGACCGCGGGCGCTAAAGGACTCTGCAGTCCTGAGAGGAGATCACTGCCTGATGCGGCGCCACAACGACGCGATCTCCGCGTCTTCGTGGGCGCCAAATTCTTCGATACGGCGCCACAAAGCGTCCGCTTCATGTTCCAGCCGTGTTTCTTCGTTCTTCACGCGCGACCACAGGCGCACGATCTCGTTATCTGCGTGCGCTCCGAAACCAGCCAGGAGACACCAGAAGCGATCGTGATGCGGTTGCGACTCCCGTTTAACCTCACCGTGAAGTGCGGCAAGCGGGCGGTACGTCTTTGATCCAGACATCTCACGTCCTCCGGAAACGCACGCCGCGGTTGATGGCGGCGCGCTGAGCGACCTTGCGGAGGCTTATTCCGGCGTGACGGTGGCCGAGAGGCTTGCCAGCGGCGTGAACGTGGCGCCACCAGCGGGCGGCACTTCCACTGCGTCCACGAAGGACGTCGTCACAGCGTCGCCGAGCAGCGCGCCCGTCGAGTCGAGGAACTGAGCCGAGGCGTTGAACGTGCCGTCTGCTACGCCCGCGAAATCAGCCGAGAGGCCGTCCACGTCTTGCGATTGAACAACGGCGCCATTGCTGTCGGTGATGGTGAAGCGGGTTTTGCCCTGCGTCACGCCATCGGGCAGGGGTGCGGAGGGTACAACGCCGGTAACAGCGTCAGCGGCGGCGAGTGCAGCGAGAAGGGCGACTTTGTACGTCATCATGGGCTCCAGAAATGAAAAAGCCGCTGAGCTGAGCGCTGAGCGGCGGGGAAATGCACGGTATTGAGCCAGTCCAGCCGGGGGTCTTACGCACGACTTCTGCTGCCCCGGGCACTTACGGCCTCACGGTGGGTTTTAAGGTGGTTGCGGGAGCTGGACTTGAACCAGCGACCTTCAGGTTATGAGCCTGACGAGCTGCCAACTGCTCTATCCCGCAACGGAAAGTTGAAATGACGACAAATGAAGAGGGAAGCCACTACCGCATGCCCGAAGGCCTCAGCGCGGTCATGGTGGCGGCGAATAGTGGTTCCGGCGCGCGGCGCGATCGCCGCTCGAATGTAGCCGCATAGCTATTCGAATCCGGGTCGGTCTATTCGGCTGTCACCCTCAAGGCTGCGGACTGCTATCAGGGAGCCGATACACGACCGCCGGCGAGTGCTGCCGGGGCGTTCTAACCCGTTCGGACTTACGCAGTATCTACGGCGCTCGACGTGGCTATGACGGGAGCAATCAGCAGGCTTGAAGTGACGGACAATTAATCCGCAAGAATCTCTTGTATTACGCTATAGCGTTCCCATCTCGTTTGATCTATCAATGGAGACGAGGTGTTTATGACGATATCGGCAGACGATTTACAGCCGCAGTTGAGCGCAGCGCTTCACACGTTCGAGAAAATGTCGACGAAGGAACGCGAGACCCCCGTATCAAAGATTTACGCGGAGCGGTTTAACGCGCTGTTGATCTTGAGCAAGGAAGCGATGCCGGAGATTGATTCTCGGCAATGGCCCGCACCTATCCCGATCAAAGGCGATGCGATGGCCAGGAACCACATTGTCGACGCAACCTATGCCGACATCCGCGCATTGCTCGCAGAGGTGGAAGCTATCGTATCCGGCGGTACGACACCCATCGGATACGAAACAATCTGACGGGCGCAGTAATGCAAAAAGCCCCGCGAGGCTTGCGCCAGCGGGGCTTCTAGGGACATCTGCGGTGAGTCTGGCGAGATATTAGTCTGACTGTCGCGAGAATTCAAGCGAAATATCGCGTCAATGCCCCGCCAGAGCTGGGTTTGCGCGATTTCGCACGTCGTTCAACTCGTCGACGTCAAATTCCTCATCGTACTCGTCGATTTCCACAACGCCTTGCGCGCGAAATTTCCGGTCCAAACGCGTAATCCCGAGGGTCTCTAAAGTGCGGTAGTGTTTCTTCATCCAGACCGACGCGCGGAACACAGTGTCTTTGGACAGCTTGTACTCGTCGGCCAGATTCCTGAACGACAAACCGTCGCGCTCGTCTTCGGTCAGGAAGTGGCGCGCGGTCAGCTTCAGGCAGGGCGCGAGCGTCGTGACGCCGCACGAACGGCGTGCGTGCAGCGCCAAGCGTCGGATTCCTTCACCCTTGTCGTTGCCGATCCCGAAGCGCGCCATCAGCGCGCCGCACTCGGTGGTCGGCAGCCGGTCACGCACGGCCGCCGCGATCATGGCGCACTGTCCGCGCACTTCCATCTGCGACAGCCCGCCGAAGTTCACGGTGGTCGACGGCGCGCCGCGCAGCTGCTCGAGCCAGGCGGATTGTTTGTTTGTCAGATCCGGCGCGTCCTCCATCACCTGGATCAGGAACTGCCGGAACTTGTTCTCGCCCATCGCCGGGACGGACAGGATCAGGAACGACACGTGGAGCGCTTGCTCTGTGCTCTGGAAGATGGCTTTCACTTCGGTTCTCCATTGTCGTAAATCTCGCAGCGTCGAGTCTTTTCGATCTTCGATGTCGCTTTGCACTTGCGCTTTCGGCACGCCACTTCCGGGCCGCCGAGAGGCGATTTCATAACGTAGATGCAGCCTTTGCACGTTCCTGCCTCGCGCTCGATCAGGATCTCAAGCGGATTGCGACCGCGCTCGCGGCGACGATCGCCGTAAGGCTCGATCTCGCGCGGGGGCGCCGGTTTCTTGAAGATAGTCAAACGGCCTCCCAAAGGAGCTTTTGCCCCTGGAGTTCGAGCACGGTGTCGATTCGAGGTCTGGCGGGAGTGTTCCAGTTGCCGCCGCCCCGTGACCCGACCAGCCGCCAGCCAGCCGCCCGAACACTTGCACCTCCTTCGTCGGCAAGCGTGTACGTGATCAACCGGCGGTACCCCATGGCTCTCACTGCCCGCCATGCGGCACCGTAAAGAATCGAACATGCGTTGCGCGTGCCGTCCGTACAGCAGCGATTGACCTCAAGCGTCCATCCATCATCGTTTCCACGCGCCACCGGGCGCCCAACGATCGCGACGCCGCATATCGTCGGCGCGTGGGTCGAAAGAGCCCAGATCGATTCATTGGCGACCGCGATGCTGAATTTGTGGCCCACCACCGGTGTGTGATGACGGTGATGTGCTGCTACCACGCTGTTTGCCTCAGCTAGGCTTATCGGAACAATGGACAGACTCATCGCTGTACCACCAGCAAACCGCGCTCAACGAGCGCGATGTAAGTGAGCGCCACCATCTCGATTTCGAAAGCGCGGCGTTCTGCCTTCGTGAAAATCCCGCCTTGGTCGAGCATTGCGTGGCAGCCGCGGACACCTGGACGGTCCGCGCACAGCGCGGCGATCGCGGCGTCGCTTGCTTTGATCCCTCCACCTTTGTTTTGATTTGTATGTGCCGCTTGGGTATGACCGCTGACACCGCAGTGCATGCAAGGCAGTTGCACGACGGCACGCCTGATGGCCTCGCTCCTGAAGGTGAGCGTTTTCGGGAACGCAACTCCAACTAGACGGGCCGTCATCAAAAGTCCCACTCGACGCCATGGGTGTTCGCCGCCCACGCCTGGAGGGTCGTGATGTACCGCGCCATCTCGCCCACGGTGATCTCGCCGCGCGCAACCGACCGGCGCCGACGATGAATCCGTCCGGTGCGCTGGCTAGTCGTCTCGACCATCCCGAGGAACTCGAGCGCAAGCTTTTCGTGCCAGTAGGTGACCGGCCGCAGATCGCCGTCCTCCTCCGGCACCTCGTCGGCAATCCGCTTCAACACGTGTGAGAAGTAGAAGGCGCGCTGTTCGTCCGTCGCGTCCGCTTCCGAGGAGACCACAATCACGTGCAACGGCTTGCCGCGCTCAACAGCTGGGCCCGCGTTCGGACGGATTGCGTTCACAACACGCTGCCAGTCGGCCGGACCGCGTAGAACTACATCGGCGTACACGACGTCATCGCTCACGCTGCGTTCCTCATGGCGGCAATTTTCACGTTGGCGAGATGGAGCTTTGTCACATCGAGTCGCGAGGTGATCTGGTCGCAGGTCACAACCGCGTTGCGCACGGGCGCCAGCTCGAGAGCCGTGAGCCTGAGGACGCCGGTTCGGTCGTAGCAGTCTGCGATCTGGTTCATGGCGCGTGCACCGCTTTCGATGATCTGGAACTCGACTTCGAACCGTGCATCGCCTTCGATGGCAACGCCAATCATGTTGAAGATCTGGCCGACGGAATCGAACTGATCGCGCGTCGGTGCTACGGCAAGCGTCGCAAGAGCGGTGTGCAGCGCCATGCCGATTTGGTCATGCAAACCGGCCGTCATCGGTATGCGGATGAGACGCGGGCGATGCGGATGCCGAGGTTTCGATGAGCGTCCCATTAGGCGGTCACCTCGAGATCTTTAGTGTGTTCGACGTCGTCGGCGACCGGGTCGCCGCGAAGAGGCGTCAGGTAGCAGTCGCCAATAGCCCAAACGGTGAACGTGTGACTAAACCCGAAGAAATCTGGACCAGTTGCTGAAAGCGGATCTTCAATCGCCCATATATCCCGGTCGTCAGCGTGGAGCACCTTTACGACCTTTCCAAGCAGTTGGGCAACGATATCGCGTTCGAAATCAGATCCTGCCGGGCTTACCCGGCTTACCACTGCGAGTTCGTTTGGCTTGCAATTCATAGATCCTCCAGGCTTTCGAATTGGCGGAGCGCTCGGCGCGCGTTGCGTAATGCAGAAATAAGTTCGGCGTTGCGGAGCGATTCGTCGGCACGCGAGGCAAGGTTCCTTGCTGCGGCCACTAAGTCCCAGACGCTGGACTCAGCGGACAATCCGACAGCGGCAGCGAGATCGCTGTGCGCTTTGCTGATGCGCTGCTCGTCTTGCTTCGTTTGGGCAGATCGCGCTTCTCGCGCCAGCTTTAAGTGCTCGTCGGCGCGATCGATCTCGCGCTGCGCAGCGGCGTATAGGGATGCGATTCGATGGTCAGTTTTCGCGAGGAGATCGGACACCGCGGCTGCAACCACCTCGCCGAACCGAGCGCGAACCTTGGCGAGCGCCAAATACTCGTTAAGCGTCAGACGAGCATGACGGTCCTGCGCAGCGCGGCGCTCATGGTCCCGTCGACCACCATCCATCAGCAGCTTGAGCCAAGCATCGCGGGGCAACTCAGGGCAGCGAACGAGCGTCGGTGCTTTTGCGACGCGCCAGCCTGCTTCGGATCGCTGGATCAGCCCGCAGCCGGCCGGAATGTCCGTTTTCTTGAGCAGATTTGCGGGCGCTGCGAAAATCACGCCGCTGGCGTATCTCAGGTAGTCGGTGTACTTGCCCTTGGTCACGTCGGCGCGGAAGTCCGACACGCTTACCTTGCACTCGTAAGCGAGCGGCATGAAGCGTGAGTAGCTGAACGGGATCGTGTACACATCCGGTCGGCTTGAGCCGGCCGGGCCGAGCTGCATGTCGGTCCAAACCATCCGGTCGGACAAGCCGCGAATATGCGACGCAAGATCCTCGGCTAAGCCGTCGTGTGTCCAGTTCATTGCGCGCGCTCCGGCGAATAAATTTCGCTCGCTTGCGGCTGTCTGGAAATCTTTTCGATGACCATCAAACACTGCCAGTGCAAATAGGCAGCGCGTGGCGTGCTGCCTTTGCCGTACGGCCATATGCACCACAAGTCGCTCAGACGCGCGCAGGTCCACTTGCCACGCAGTAGGTAGATGTGCGGTTTCTTCATTCGAAACTCCGCGCGAACTTGCCCGATGGCTTCGATGGATCAAGCACAACAAACACGCCCCATTCATCGCGCTTCGTCTTAAGGCCCGTTTTCGATGGATGCGGATCGTGGGCTAGCGCGCCGTCTATACCGACCGTCGCGTGCTCAACGCCGCGGTCGCTCAGCCCACTCAACTCATGCACGACACCGAAGATGCCGTATGCCGAAAAATACGCCTGGCAATCGACGGTTAGCATCGCCAGATTGAAACCGCGAAGGAAGTCATTCACGCGCTGGTGAAAGACTTGTCCATCCGGCCAACCCTCGGCGAAGTAGGGGACCTGCTCGATCGGCATTTCCAGAACCGAGGCGATGAACGCAGTCATGCAGTTCCCGGCCTGGCCGTTCTCAAGATCATGGAGGAGCGTTTGATCAATCGGTTTCATCGTGCGTTACACCTCAAGCGGGTCAAAAGCTGGCATCTCCAGCGCGAATACCTCTTGCTGGGCAGTAAGTGGTTCGATGAGGATCTCGATGCGCGGGTTGACGCGATCGATGCCGTGATAGATGTGCTTTTCACGAACTTGCCTGTCGTTGACGTAGACGCCTTTCTGCACGAGATAGCGCTTCGGCTTAACTCCCGCATCTTTTTGGCGCTTCGAAAGCTTTTCCTTCGCGTAGCGGTTCTGCAGGACGTCGAGCACGATCGATTCGTCAAGGTCTGGTCGTTCGCTCGCATAGAACATGTGCAGGGTGGCGCGGATCGGTCCAGTGAGCTGTACGCGAAAGACTGGCGGGATCTGCTTCAGCGCATCCGCTTCGAAGTCACGCGCCTTCTCGCTCTTGATCGACGATGGCCGTCCCGCGATCGTGACGATGTCGCGACTATTCGCTTTGGATGCTGCCTCTCCGAAGATGATGAATTCGATCGGTCTCATTCGTCGAAACCTTTGCTGACTCGGCCGGCAGGCACGCGCGGTGCCGAGGCATAGCCCGGCGCCAAGTCTGCAAACTTTGAATGCTCACCAATGAACGCGAGTCGTACGTGACCGATCTCGCCGTTGCGCTGCTTCGCAATGATCACTTCAGCGGTTCCGCGATCCGCAGTGTCCGGGTGATAGACCTCATCGCGATACAAGAAAAGAATCGTGTCGGCATCCTGCTCGATAGCACCTGAGTCGCGCAGGTCGGCCATCGTCGGACGCTTGTTAGGGCGTTGCTCGACGCTCCGATTGAGCTGGGCGAGTGCGACTACTGGCACACCAAGTTGCTTCGCCAGTCCCTTCAATCCGCTCGAGTAGCTGGCGATGCGCAAATCGTTCCGTTCGTCCGGACCGCCAGTCATTAAACCGAGGTAATCGACGACGATAAGCTTCAGCCCATGCCTGCGTTTGATCGCGCGACTACGGTTGACGATTTCCATGAGCGTCATGCCTGAGTCGTCGTCGATGAAAAGCTGCTGGTCCGCAAGGACCTGCACGGCGTGGGTGAGGCGCGGCCACTCCTCGTCAAGGAACTTTGAACCGTCCTTCACGTGGCTCAGCGGTATGCCACCCACTCGCGCAATGTTTCGTTGCGAGAGCTGCTTCGATGGCATTTCCATAGAAAACACGAGCACCGGACCTTCTTTGTCAACGACGTGCCCGGCGACACACATGGCAAAAGCCGTTTTACCCATCGACGGGCGCCCAGCGACGATGACCAGCTCACCGCCGTTCATGCCGCCGTCCAACTTGGCGTCGAGATCCGTGAACCCCGTGCTCGTAGCGGTGCTGCCGGATCCGTGGAACTGCGCGTCCATCTCTTCGACGATCTGCGTGAGATCGCTGCTTGCGAGCTTCGGCTCGTTCGATCGGGATTCGCCAAGCTTCATGAACCGTTGCTGCGCAGCGTCGATGATCTGGTCGACCGTGCGGCCTTTCGGTGCGAATGCGCTCGCGCTGATCTCGTCGGCGATCGCCACGACCGTCCGCAGCTTCCATCGATCCACGACAATCTGCGCATAGCGAGCAATATTCGCGGAGCCGGGCACGCTTTGCGCCATCGTGTTGACGTAAGCAAGGCCACCAATTTCCTCAGCTTTGCCCATCGTCGCGGCCATCTCGAAGACGGTGAGGGCATCCGCCGGTCGCCCTGCTACCAGCAATCGCGAGATGTACTCGAAAATGATTCGATGGTCGTATCGGTAGAAGTGCTCCGGGCGCAACTCGCCCAGGCGATCGATAGCATCGTTGTCGACCAGCAGCGCACCGATGACGGATTGCTCCATCTCGATCGAGTGCGGCGGTGGCGCTAGTTCGTGAATTTCGTGTGGAGCGTTCATACCGTTTCTCTCGTGAACTGGCCGCCCTTGACCTTGGTGAATCCATCACGGCCGATCAGCCAATCGAATCCGCAACGGGGAGGTACGTCGACGCGATCCGCGACCCATGCGAAATAGCGTTTCCAAAAGTCGGGGTCTTTGCGATGGAAGGTCAGGAAGTCGTCGATAAGGCTTGCGCGGTTTTCCAAAAACAACGTCGAATCGATGCGCCCGAGCCGATCGCCAAGCGACGCGTTGAATGCCTCGATCACCGCAACCTGCGTCGGCGTGTAATCGACCACAAGCTCGTCTTGCCAGCACGCTTTGTTGAGCCAGACCGATCCGTGTTTGATGAATCGCTTGTTTTTCCATTGCTCCGAACGCCTCGCAATGGCCACTGCTGCCAGCATGGTTTCCAGAAGATCGTCATCCGGGTTGATCTTCGTGAATGCCTTCAGAGCGTCCTGCTTTTCGGTTTTCCGGGGATATTGCTTCCAGAAAATCTCAAAGCGCTCGCGAAGCGAACGCGGGAAGATGTTTGTCTTTTGGTAGTTGTCTTTTGAAGGGTTGTCTTTTGTGGTTACCGATTTGGTAACGGGGGGGGTTACTGATTTGGTAACCGGGGGGTTACCGATTTGGGAACCCCTAACAGGGGTCTCAAGGGTTACCGAATCAGTAACCCTTGGCACGTCCGTATGACCTGGACTCGATTGCTCGGGGGTTACCGATTCAGTAACCCCTTCAGGCGTTTCGATACGCGGTCCGGGGGTTACCGTTTTGGTAACCCCTATCCACAATCGATAATTCTTGTTGATGCCGAGACGGTGGCCAAACTTGCCCTGTTCGCGCGACAGAATTCGACGGCTGACCAGATCGCGGATGGCGACGCTAACGTGCGCTTTGGCGATGCCAGTCATCTCGGCGAGCTGACTCAGGCCGATGTCATCGTCCTTTTTGTTGAAGCCGTAGGTTTTGCGAATAACAGCCATGACGACAGCCCACTGACGTGCAGTTAGACCTGCATTTAGAAGTGCATCTAGAAGCTCGTTTGCGAGCCTCGTGTATCCGTTTTCGAGTTGCGGTGATGCTTCAGACACGGATTCGCCTTAATCAAAGCCGCGATGGCTGTTCCTCGGATAACACCTTCTTTTCGTAAGCCTGGAGCTTGCGAATCGCGTCGCCTGCCATCCACTGGAATGGCGCCAGCGTCTGGCATAACTCCATGCGATGTAGCAGCTCGGACACCTCGGCGAGAAGCGGGTCGGCGTGAAGGGTTTCGTGGACGCTCATACGGTTTCTCCTGCGTCAACCTGCTCGAAGTCGAACAGCGATGGCATCGACACCTCGCGTTCGGCAGATTTGAGGTAATGCACGCCATCGAGGAAATAGGCGGAGTTAAGTTCGCTGCCGGCTCCCCGGCGCCCTTTCAGGATCGCGCGGTAAGGCACCGTCATCAGCCCGGCAAACGGGTCGTACACAAGATCGTCGGGGTTGCTGTACCGCTCAATAAGCCGGTCGACGATATCGAACTGCAGCGGGCAGACGTGCTGCTCGACCGCGCGTTTCGCCTGATCACCGTTGAGGGTGCGCATCCGATTTACGTCGTGCCAAACGTCGTCGGCATAGCTGCCGGGCGCCAAGCTCATAAAGGTGGAGGGGAGCGCACCGCGCGCGTCCAGCTCTTCACCGATGCGGACGTGGAATTCGTGGTCGTAGACGTTCGCCATGGAGTACTGCGTGAACATCTTGGCCAGCTTTGCAGGGCCATACGTCGCCATTTCCTCTGCGGTCAATGACCGGTCGCCGCTCGAGCGCCAGAAGGCGTGTGCGTCGGTTTGCCAGCGCGCCCGGGTGTAGTCGGACTTTTCTTTCTTAACCGGGGAGTCGGCATACCCGCGACTGCGATTCGACTGTGGCTTGCGAAAAAGCAAAACGTACTCAGGCGAGCCGACGCCCATCTTCGTGCCGTCCTTGCACTGCTCCGACCAGCCGAGGCGGTATGTTTGGTTGTTCTCGCGCACGACGTCGGTGACGATCGTGATCATCCCCATGTAGTCGAACCCATGCCGCTTTCCATGGAACAAAGCTTCAGCATGGAACGGACTGACGGTAGGCGCGCCGGCGCCAGTGACGTTCCCGAACAGGATCCGATCCTTCACGTGGCAGCAGTAAAGACGCCCAGGTCGCAGGATGCGTAGGAGCTCCGGCGTCAGGAAATCCATCTGCTTCCAGAAGTGCTCATTACTTTCGGTGTGACCGAAATCGTTGTAGCTCGGCGAGTATTCGTAATGGTTCGCGAACGGGATCGAGGTGACGATCAGATCGACTGAGTCAGTGCCCGTGCGTTTTGCTTCATCGACGCAATCGTTATTGGCGACGGCAAACCGATCTCCGCGCGCTTCGATGCGCTCGACGCCAATTGATCGAATGAGTGCGTCACGCATTGCCAACTGGTTGAGTCCAAATTCCCGAATGATTGCGGTCATTTTTTCGCTCATCTCGATGTGCTTCTGCCATTTGCCTTGCAGCGTGCGCAGTACTTCGCGCTCGGATTCCGTGTGCACGATGTCAATGCGAACCGGCTTGGTTTGACCGAAGCGATGCACGCGGTGAATGGCTTGAATGAAGTCGTTGAACTTGAAGCCGACGCCAGCGAAAATCTCGCGATGGCAATGGCGCTGCAGGTTGCAACCGGATCCGGCGATGATCGGTTTGGTTGACAGGATCGGGTGACGGCCGTCGCTGAAGTCGACAATGCGCTGTTCGCGTTCGTCCAGTTCCTGTGAACCCCAGACGCTCACCGCGCGCGGAATGACCGACTGGATCTCGTGACGCTCGTCTTCGAGGTCGTGCCAGACAATGAAATGATCGTCCGGGCTTTCTGCGATGATCTCGGCGGTTTTGGCAACGCGTGCGCCAAGGCTGTCGCGCTTCTCGCTGGCTGCTGCCGACAATCCCATCGCAACGTCGGGGATCAAAAGCCCCTGACCCATCTTGTCGGCGCCTGCCGCGGAGTAGTCGCTCGACACTTCGTGATATCGAACATCCAGATCCGGGAGGTTGTAGCCGTCATCGGCGTGGCCCAAGTCGCTGGGACGCTGAATGAATACCGCCCAGCTGGCCACCCACAGCCAGAATTCCTGTTCCTTGTGCGGGTAGAGCGTCAGGTTCCCGGCTTTCTCGCTGTCGCGCTGGAAGAAGCGCGTCAGCGCTTGGCCGCTGTCCATCACGCCGAGAAACGCGGCGTAGTGAATGAGTTCTTTGAAGCGGTTAGGGCTTGGCGTCGCAGTGTTGACGAACTTGAACTCGGTCGTTGCGAACTGGGGCAAAAATTCTTGAAACGTTTTGCTTCCGTAGCTGCGCAGAACGCTTGCTTCATCGAGGCTCACGGCGCGGAACCGCCGCGGATCGATCTTCCCCTCGCGCACCGATTCATAGTTCGTCATGTACACAACGGACTCGTCGTCGATCTCGGCGTCAGTTCGAACGAAACGTAGATCAATAGCGAACTCGTCGCAAAACCGAATTTCCGCTTCCCTCCGAAACTCTTGGCGCACACCGAGCGGCAGGATGATGCAACGAAGACCGGGGCGATGAATGCCGATCTGGCGCATCAGTTCGAGTTGCGTCGCGGTCTTATGCAAACCAAAAGAAGCGAAGACAGCGCGACGGCCACCTTGCAACGCCCACTGAACGATGTCGCGCGTATGCGGCTTGAGATTTGGATTGATCGCGTCGAGCGGCACGTCGAAACCGTCGTAGTGCGCCATCCGCACCTTCGCTTCGAGGAACGCCCGGTAATCGGAGGGAGTAGGCGTATTCATGCCGCGCGACCCATAGCCTGCTGAATGAATTCGCCGAGCATCTTGGCGCTTGCGGCCTTGTACGCCTCGCGCTCTTTCCGTTCTTGAATCTCCAACCACTGGCGCGGGTAGTCGCACGCCGTGATCATGCAGAACTTGTAAAGGCGTTTTGCGGGGAACGGCCGCCGGCCGGTTACCAGGTCAGGGAAGTGCGGATAGTGGATCCCGCAAAGCTTCGCCATCGTTTTACGGTCGAACCGTTTCATGCCGAATTCGAGCGCGGCCGCTAGCGTCTGCTCAAAGGTCATCATCTCGATCTCAACGTCAGGGAGCTTCGCGGGTTCCTGATACATCGCGAACATCCGCATTTCAATTTGCTGGTCCATTTTTTTGCCTTGTTATAGCGACAATTAATCGTTACCCACTTAAAAACACACTTGGTTACCCACATGCAGCAGGGTTCAAATAAAGGCACTACTTCGGATGCCATATGAACCCTGCCCAACCAAGCCAGCCGACCCGTTCGACTGCTTTCACTTATAAAAAAACCCGACCCGAAGGCCGGGCTAAACCGCGCGCCACGGGGTCGGCGCGAGGAGACCACCGTTTGCGTTCAGGCTTGTTCGGCCTGGACACCAGATTCGTTATGAACACCGACGCTGCCGGCGATGCTTCCGGTCGGCGCGGGATTAGCGCGCACGTACGCCCAGTCAACCTTGGTGTTGAGCTCTTCGCACGGCTCACCGGTCAGCTTCTCGACCGCAGGGCAATGCTCGGCCGGGACGCGACATTGGCGGCGCCATTCTTGAATGACCTGATAGCCGGACAAGTTCAGCGCGCGTGCCATTGCAGACAGCGAGTCGAACGTCGCAATAGCGCGTTCAAGGGCGGCATTCATCGGTTGCGGCGTCGGTGTGTTCATGACTAGGGATTCTATGCTAGAAAATCCAGTAATGCTAGAAATTCCTGTGGTGACACAAGAAAACCTAGCGAATACGATCCCGCGCATGTCTATACACAAACGAATCAAAGACTTGCGTGAACAGCGAGGCCTTTCAATGCAGGCCTTGGCGAAACTCGTCGGCGTGTCTGCATGGCAAACAATTCAACAGTGGGAGCGGGAAGACGGGACGGCGCCGAAGAGGGAGCGTTTGAAGGCTGTTGCCGACGCCCTTGGAACCACCGATGCGTACCTGATGTTCGGTACAACGGAAGACGTACCGGACGAACGAAGTAGAACCGACGCTGAAGAAGCGGTAGCCGAACAAAAATCTGTAGACGCGTTGATAGCCGCAAAAGGCGATCTTGGAGCACGTCTTCAAACGATGGTCGGTGAAACCGGCGCGACCTATGAAGGAATCGCGCATTTACTGAACGTCACGCCTAGCGTGATCGACGGTTGGCTCCTTGGCCCCATAAAGAAACCGTTCACGCTAGATCACGCGGTGAAGCTGCAGGAGAAGTTCGGTTTCAATGCTGTTTGGTTGTTCGCCGGCAAAGGTGAGCGCACACCGGGCGCGCGCTATAACGACGAGTACCGCCCCGTACCTCTAACAAAGTGGAAACCCGTACCCGTGGTTGGCATGGCGCAGTTAGGCGATCACGGCCACTGGGCCGACCTTGAATATCCCGTGGGGTTCGGAGATGGCTTCGTTGATTTTCCGACGCGCGATCCGAACGCATACGCGTTGAAGTGCGAGGGCGATTCGATGCGCCCACGGATCCAGCCTGGCGAGTTCGTAGTAGTTGAGCCGAATCAACCAGTCGAGCCGGGTGACGACGTTCTAGTGAAGTCGAAAGACGGCCGCGTTATGGTGAAACGCTTTCTCTATAAGGCGCAGGGCCGGGCGCATTTGATCTCCGTGAACGACGCCCACGCACCGCTTTCATTTAAGGATGACGAGATCGAGAAAATGCATTTCGTACGGGCGATCTGCCGTCCGAGCTCTTGGCGACCTGAATAAGTTTCTGTAACTAAGCCGCTCGAAAGCGGCATCGGGGGATGTGATGGCTGTACTGATTTGGCTTTTTCTTTGGATTTGCTTCATCGTTGCGACAGTCTCAGTCGCGAGAGCTAAAAACCGCAGTACGGGTGCTTGGGGTCTTGCCGCAGCATTTTTCGGGATATTTGCTCTTATAGCGGTAGCTTGCTGTTCCCGCTTGCAGACGGTCGCAGAGATGACCGCGAATCAGGAGAATGATCCTCGCAACACGAAGGTTTGCCCGCGTTGCGCTGAGAAGGTAAAGGCGGCCGCCCTTGTGTGTCGTTTCTGCCAGTATGAATTCGATCCGTCGACCGTACGCGCTGCTCCCGAGCTCCCTTGGACGCTAGTTAAAGACCATGGCAACGGCTACGGTGTCTATACATATCGCAAAGCCAAGCTGGTCTACAGCGAGCGCGGTGTTAAATGGAAGACCAGCACCTTCGACAATCCAAAGCAGGCGATCGCTGCTGTCAACGCATACGACTGATCGCCGTAGCACCCGAACACCCGCATTGACTCGGTCAATGATAGGGTGTCATTGCAGCGCGAACACCTGACGGCCGGTCGACTAACCATCTCGACCGTTAGGGCTGCATTCCTCCGAACCCAATACCCATCGCCGACTTCCAGCCGTGTTGCGTGCGCGCGACCGTTGGCTAAGTGCGAAAAAAACACATCGAAAAAATTTTGCGGTCTATCACTAGTTTTTCTTGCATTACTAGTTTTTCCAGCATATATTTCGTTCAACGCAGCGCGAACAGCGCTTCAAAACAGAACGAGACCAGCCATGAACACCAGCCGCTTGATCACTTGGATTGACAGCCATGACCGACCGGAGCCGACGATCGACAACGGCGACGGCACAGTGATCGTGGCGTCGGAAGCAATCTTGGCGGGTGGCCAGCTGGTCGTGGAGCGCGAGGTCATTCCCGCAACGATGTCTGCTGCCCGTGACCTGCTCGGTTACTGAGATTTGATCATGAACGAATTCAAGCCGCTTCCAATTATGCGCCTCGCTTCCGACAAGAAAACCGTGTTGTGGGCGCCGGGCAACTTCGTGCGTGACGACGCGGTGTTCTATCCGGACGCTTGGAAGCAACCGATCGCCAGCATCACGCGCCATGCGATCGAGATGGTGATGGATCTGCAGCCGAAGCGATAAGCAAAGGAGAGCAGGTATGGCGTTCCGCAAGTTGAAGCCGGTCTTGGTGGATCAGATGGACTCACACGATTCGATGTTGTTCGCGGATCTGCCAGATGAACCACTGCGGTACGTCGCAGACGACGACTGCTCGGATTGGTATTTCGACCGGCTCGAAAAAGAAGCCGAACTGATTTGAAGGGGAAGGGTGGTGAGGAACGTAACAGATGCGCAATGTCGCGATGCAGACCGGGTGAACCGCGCTGTCAGCTATGCGCTGGGACTGATTTTTGTGGTGATGCTCGCCGCTCCTTTCATCCGTTGATTTTGCAGTACCGCCGCGTGACGGGTTCGCGCAAATTGAGGAGATCAAGAAATGAAACGCAATGCAATCGCAACAGCAGTAGCAGTACTGGCACTCATCGCAGGCCACGCACAAGCGGCCGACACGTTTAGCTTTTCGGGCGGTTTCGGATCGTCGGTCGATACGTCGGGTGGCTCGCAGGCATCCGCCGGCCAGAACGGTAATGGTTTTTCGCAGCAGGAATCGAACAGCGCTGGCGGCGGCTTCGCAGCTGGTGGCACGGCGATCGGCGTGGCGGGCGGTGTGAACACCTACGGTGGCGTAGCGGGTGGCGTGTCTGCGTCGGGGACCTATACGCAGTCGACGAGCATCGCGAACGCTGGTGGATACACATCTGGCGATGGCTACGGTGCCAGCAAGTCAGGCAACGGCACGGACGTCGCCTCGTATGGCTACACGAACCTCGCTGGCTCGTACAGCTTCTCCCACTAAAACGAAAGCCGTTACGTGCGTCAACACGTAACGGCCTTTTCCAACCACGCCCGACGGGAGCGTCACCATGAAAACAAGTCTCATAGCAGTCGCTATTTTAGCACTAGGAATCGCCGGACACGCGCAAGCGCAATCGACATCAACCGCGCAGCAGACCAGCACGTCGCAGTCGGTCGCACAGGGAACCATCCAGTTCTCGCAGACGCCGGCGGACACGCATGTGTCGGAGACCGTTCGCAATGTCAGCGCTCCGATCCTTGGCGCGTACGCATCGAGCTTCAGCCAGATGAACTGCTCGAGCACGACGCAGGGCGGCTTTTCGATTGCCGGATTTAGCGGGGCGCTGGGTTCGAGCAAGGACAGCCATTCATGCGTGCTCGAAGTTGCGGCCGCCGAGATCACGCGTCAGGCGACGGTGACGGAAGACCCGGTAACCAAGGTCTGGATGGGAAAAGCAGCGATGAATATCCGGTGCCGGATCTCGCCGGAAGTGCACGACGCGCTCGAAGAAGCCGGCTACCCATGCGGCAAAAACGTTCCGGCGGAAATGAAATCCCGCACCGACGATCAGCCTGCGAGCACACGGGTAGCGGGCAACTAAGGGTGGTTCGGCCCGTCGCTTACTTCGTACTTTGTTGCGCGGCGGTGATTGTTTCAATCGTGCTCTCGACAACTGGAGTCCTGAAATGAAATTGGCATATTGGTTTTTCGCACGTAGTGACCGCCGTCGGGCGCGTGAGTTTTTGCAGCAAATCTGCGACGAGCGCATTGCGGCCCGTCGTGCGCTTGATGACGCGACGCGTCGCGCCGATCGCGCTCTCAAAGATGCACAAGCGCTCGAGCAAGAACAGTTTCGTCAAGAGTTCTTTGGTCGGCGTAATCCGGTCGGTGCCGCATTCACCCCGTGCAATCCGTGGGTGTGCGTGCTTCCGAAGGGATTCTTTCGGAGCGAAGCGTGACCACGCTTTTCCTGATCTTGAAAGTGTGGCTTATCGCCAGCGTGCCGATTGCTTTTTACCTCGGCCATTTCATCCGGATTAACCGCCATGCAAACACTTCGTCGTCTCAGCAAACTATCTGACGCTCATCCGCTGCTGAGTATCGCAGTCGGACTGATCGTGATCGTCGTATTCGGCTTGGTGTTGCTCCCTGCCGATCCGCCGCAGATCGATGCCGTAGCGCATTCGCGGAGTGCCACGTAATGAGCAACCTCACGATCCGCGCGTCTGCTTTCGGTGGCTTCTTCGATTGCGGTTACCGCTTCGAGGGCGAGCACTTACTCGGCATTCGCAAGCCGGCTGGTTTGCGCGCGTTGCTCGGCACTGGTGTTCATGCCGGTACCGCGACGTTCGACGCGGCCCGCTTGCGCGGCGAGGACATCCAACCAGATGATGCGGCCGGCGCGTTCATCGACGCCTTGCATCATCCGGAGTACGACACCGACTTCTCGAATGACAACATCAAGTTCGCCGAAGCGGAACGGATCGGCTTGACGCTGACCACTCGGTACTGCACTGAGGTGGCGCCGACGTTCAACTACGTCGCCGTAGAGATGAAGCTGGAGCCGCTGGTAATCGACTGCGGCGGCGGTACCACGATCACGTTGACAGGAACGATGGACCGGGCGCGAGTTGCGGACACCGACGAAGGCGAAGTCATTCCCGACGTGAAGACGGGCGCACGCGTGGTGAGCAATGGCGAAGCGAGCATCAAAGCCCGATCGGCGCAGACGGGCACGTATCAGCTTATGTACGAGCACACGACGCACAAGCGAACCGCGGGAGCGCAAATCATCGGACTCGGAACGTCATCGAAGACACCGATCGCTGTCAGCCCCGTGTTTGACGCCCGCCGCGTGCTGATCGGAACCGATGAAGCGCCAGGCCTTATTCAACTCGCTGCAGACATGTTCCGCGCGGGGATCTTTCCACCAAACCCAAGCAGCCCCCTGTGCAGCAAGACGTATTGCGCGCGCTGGAACACCTGCATTTATCACGAGTAATAGGAGCTTAGGAATGAACGCACCCGCACAGCCGCGCACGCTTTCAGATGTTGCGCAAAAGCCGTTGTCGGCAATGAGTGACATCACGGTCAACATGTTTTCGGCGCAGGGCTTTGCATTAGCACAGCGCATCGCCACCGCGTTCGCATCAAGCGATGCAGTACCCGCACAGTTCCGCTCTCACGTTGAGAAGCGTAATGGCGATGGCACGAACGTCTGGGTCGAGAATCCGGCTGCGATCGGAAACTGTCTTGTTGCGATCGAAGTGGCGCAGGCCGTGGGTATGTCGGTGACAGCGGTAATGCAGAACGCCGACGTAATCGAAGGAAAGCTGCGGTGGTCGGGTAAGTTCGTGATCGCTGCGATCAATGCGTCGCGCCGCTTCACTCCATTGCGCTTCGACATCGAGAACCTTGGCGTTATTACTGCCGCATATAAAGAGAAGGGTACGTGGAACAAAGAACTGCGACGCTACAACATGATCGAGAAATCGGTCGAATTTGAAAACCTTAAGTGCGTCGCCTGGGCGATTCCTGCTGGGATCGCGATGCCTCCGCGTATTTACACATTGGCGCAAGCACGCGAGGCCGGTTTGCCAGTCATCGAATCCGCACCCGTGTCGATCAAGTTGGCGGTCGAGGAAGGCTGGTATTCGAAACCTGGCAGCAAATGGCAAACCGAGCTTAAGCACTTGATGCTGCAGTACCGTGCCGGCACGTTCTTCGGAAACATCCATGCGCCCGACATCGTCATGGGTATGGGCCGGACAACCGAGGAAGCGATCGACACGATCGAGGCAGTACAGCAGCCCGATGGATCTCTCGCAGTCGATGTTGACGCCCTGCGCGCAGCATCCATGTCGCCGGCCGCGCGGCGTTCTGAAACGCAAGCCACCGATGTTCAATCGAAAGACGTTCAGGGGAAACAGGCTGAACCTGCGGCGGCTTCCTCTGACGTTCCAGCCGGCGCCGACGCTTCGGCAGCGTCGGACTCAAAGGCTCCGCTCAGTGAAGGCCAGATCGCCGAACGCCTCAACTCCGCGACGACGATCGATGCGCTCGACAGCGCGGTGCAGCTCATCGCCGATGTTCCGGATCCGGACGCTGAGGTTCGTCTCACCACCATTGCCCAACAGGTACGCGCAAAGCTCGAGCGCGGCAGCCGTCGTACGCGCGGCGCTGGACCGAGCGTCGAGTAATCACAGTCCTCACCCACCACCGGAGCAGATATGTCCTTTGAACGCAGCCGAGAACTGATGGAGTTCGTCCACTTAAACATCCGCCGCGAGATGCACGGCGATGAAAAGGTAAATGGCATCGACCTGCGCTTCCGCGCAAGCCTGTCGAACGATGTGCTTTCTGAGTTCTCGTCGACGTTGAAGTCGTCGCTGTATCAACGCGAGGAAACGCCTCAGCAGGATTTTGATCCCGCGACGGTTCCGCTGACGGTCGTGAAAAACCCTGCGATGGGCACGATCAAATGGGACTTGCGATACGACATTGCGCGAGTCGTCGTGCATCACGGAGTCGACGGGTCGAGTGATGTCGTGTTCGGGTTGGCGAAGGTCAACAAGTTTGCGATTACCCCGCAGCAGGGCGGCACCTGCATCGTGGAATTCCGCGTGCAGATCAGCGATCCGGAGGCGATGGATATCGCGAAGCTGAGTGCGGTGATCGGGCAAAACGTCTTTGTGACGATCGATCCGGAAGGCGGCGAGGAAGAGGAAGACTCTGACAACGGCGGCGGTGCAGGGGACCTCGCCGACTCGATACCCGGTGCCGCATCTGAGGACCCGATGTACGGCATGGCGAAGGATCTTGTTAAGACGATGAAGAAGGTGACGGTCAGCGGAATCCAGCGGCACCTGAAGATCGGATACGAGCGCGCAAGTCGATTGATTGAGCAACTGGAAGCAGATGGACTTGTAACCACCGAAGACGACAAGGGAAACCGCACCGCTGTTCAGGAAAAGGCGGCGCGCGGCGGACGTCGCCTGGCAGCGGTCGAGTAACAGTTCAACGGGAGTCGCCGGCGGCAATAAGGCGTATGTAGCGCCGATCCCTCTAGGCGCGCTGATCTACGCCGTGGCCGACGATTCCCACCCACATAAAGAGAAAATTATGCGTATCCAGCACATCACCACCACGAAGTTCGTCGGCGCCGTTGCGATCGACGTTGAGCTCGACACACCCGTCACGATCTTCGCTGGTCGAAATGGCGCTGGTAAGACGAGCCTGAAGCAGGCCATCGATGCGGCTCTGCTCGGCCATATGGGGCGCGTCGCGCTGAAGAAGGAATATGGATCGGCCATCACCGACGGCTCGAAAAAAGGCAGTGTGATTGTCGAGACAGACGTCGGTACGGCAAGCTTCACGCTCCCCGATGGCAAGCACACGGGCTTGACCACCTATCTCGGCGCGCTGCCATACACGTTGAATCCTGCACGTTTCGGTGCCGCCAGCACAGATGATCGCCGCACTTTTCTCTATGAACTGACCGGACTGAAGGCCACGCCGGAGATAGTGCGTGGTCTGTTGAAAGATCGGAAATGCGAGGAAAAGCGCATCGAGACCGTGATGCCGATGTTGCGTGCCGGTTTTCCGGCGGGCGTGAAGTTCGCCGAAGACAAGGCGCGTGAAGCGAAGGGCGCCTGGAAGGCAGTGACGGGCGAGCAGTGGGGGCGCGAGAAGTCGGATGGTTGGGAAGCGGAGGTGCCGGCATTCGACGCGAAACAACACGCTGCCGTCACCAAGCAGATCGGGGACGCTGAAGTGGTTCTGCAGGATGCAAACCGCGAATTCGGTGCACTGGAAGAAAAGCATCGCGCGTACGCGACAACGCGGGCCGCTCACGAAAAGAATGTTGAGGCGGCGCGCGGTCTGGATCGGCTGACCAAGAAGCTCGAGTTCGATCAAGCAGAATTGCTCAAAGCCGAACAGGCGCTCGCTGCCGCGCAGGAACGCGCTGGCGCCGCGCCGCGCGAGGGGTTGGTTCACGAGCTGGCGGACGCGGTCGGCGCGTTCTCGACGATCATCGCCGACAGCACGGGCGTTGTTCAATCGAGCACCGGAGCAGTTATTTCGTGGGATAGCTTCGACCTTAGTCAAATAGCTGATTCGCTCGAAGCGTACGAAAAGCAACACGGCGCACTGGGCGCGGCCGGTGACGTCGGCGCTCGCGAACAGATCCCAGCGCTCACGGTCGCACGCGACACCATGCAGCGGTCCGTCAAGAACGACGAACGCGATATCGCCGTCGCGCGCGCCGCGCAAGAAGCGCTCAAGTTGACGTCCGACCTTGTTCCCGTGACGGATGAAGCTCTCACTGAGCTGCGTGGAAAGGTATCGGAAGCATCAAATCTGCTGCGTAACTTGCGCGCGAGTCTGGACAAGCTCGACACGGCGCGGCGTGCTGCAGAGGCCGCAACGGCCCATACGAAGAAAGCTGCGGAGCACCACGAGGACGTCATCGCCTGGCTTGATATCGCCGATGCTCTTTCGCCGGATGGCATCCCCGGCGACATGCTCGCCAAGGTGCTCGAGCCGATCAATCAAAAGCTCAATGACTTTGCGCACTTCGCCGCGTGGGCAGTGCCATGGATCGACAGCGATATGACGCTCCGGGCCGGTAAGCGCCCGTATGGGCTGCTGTCCGAAAGCGAGCAATACCGGGTTGATGCACTGCTCGCGCTGACCATCGCCGTGCTGTCTGAAACGAAGCTTGTTGCCTTCGATCGCTTCGATGTGCTCGATCTGCCTGGCCGTGGCGACTTGCTTGCGCTGCTGGATGACATGGCAACGCAAGGAGAGATCGAAACCGCACTCGTTTTTGCCACCCTCAAGAAAGTGCCGGAAGGCCTCAACGACACGATGCGTGCGCACTGGATCGCCGACGGCGAGCTGGTGAGTGCAGATGCCGCTGTCGCCGCTTGAAACGTCGTTCAAACCATCCAGAGAACTCAAATGAACCCGATCATTTTCTACGACACCGAGACGACCGGTTTGCCGCAGTGGAGCCTTCCGTCCGAAGATCCGTCGCAGCCGCACATCACGCAACTGGCAGCGGAGCTGTTCGATGAGGATAGCGGCACCGTGTTGGCGTACATGGACTTCCTCATCAAACCCGAAGGCTGGACCATCCCCGCCGACATCGAGGAACTCACTGGGATCACGAACGAACGGGCAAACCTGTTTGGCGTGCCCATCGCCCAGGTGCTGCCGATTTTCCTCGACATGTGGAAGAAGTCGACCATGCGCGTCGCGCACAACGAATCGTTCGACATGCGGATGGTCCGCATCGAGTTGATGCGTTCGCTCGCGCACGGCGAGGAATACGCGGACTACTGGAAGGCCGGTCCGGCGTATTGCACGCAAGTCAAGAGCACGAAGCTTATCAACCTGCCGCCGACCGCAAAGATGCTTGCCGCTGGCCGGAAGAATGCCAAGTCGCCGAACCTCGGCGAAGCATATCGTCACTTCACCGGCAAGGAACTGCTCGGAGCGCACAACGCAGCGGTCGATCTCGACGGTTGCAAGGCGGTGTACTTCGGTATCAAAGCGGCGATGGCGGCAGTGTGAAAGTGGTTTGTCCATATTGCGGCCGCGATGCGGTGCTCGTGAAGGGCACCGTCATCTACCCTCACCGGCAAGACCTATACAGCCGCAACTTTTGGCAGTGCGCGCCTTGTGATGCCTACGTCGGGACCCACCGCCGCAATAAGAAGCACAAGTTGAACGGTGATGAGCCGCTGGGCCGCCTGGCTAACAAGGAACTGCGCAGAGAGAAGGTCGCCGCGCACGCGGCATTCGATCCGCTGTGGGTGACCGGAGCAATGCCGCGGCGTGCGGCCTATGAGTGGCTAGCAGCAGCCATCGACGTGCCGTTTGACGAATGCCATATCGGATTGTTTGACGTTGACGCGTGCCGCTCGGTCGTGGTGGCCGTTGAGAACAGGAGAGCAACAAAATGAGCACGGACAAGATTCAAACCAAGCTGTATGAGCGGGCCGACGGTGCGCTAAAAATCGACGTCGAAACAATGATTGCCGCGGTTCGAAAATACTTCTCGAAGTCTGGGTTCCGTCGTCTACGTGTCGCTTATGGATATAACGTCGTCATCACAAAGGGCGATGGGCATCCGCTGGATGAAGCCGTCCGAAACGTTCTAAAAAATGCTTCGATCGCGATCTCGTACGACCTTCTGCTTGAGTCGCTTTCCAAAGACCTGTTTGAAGCGCAGCAGGTTGAGTGGCGCAAGGCAGAGGTCGAAGCGTTTTTCGAAAAGCTCGATCGCCTTCGCGAAGACGTCGACGACCTACAAAACCGAGTGGAGTGATGGTCATGAGAGAAGACATCGAGAAGGCTCTCATGAGCCAGACCCAAGCGACTGCAAAGCAGATTGCAGCGAAGTTCGGCGGCGATCCTGTCGAGGTGGCCAAGGAACTCAACCGGATGCGTGCGGACGGCCGCGTTGAGCGTGAGAAGAAGCAGGGCGGTGGCAACGAGTATGTGTGGTGGCTGGTGAATGTGAATGCGGAGCAGTCGATGAGGCGGGTGTTCGTAACAGATCAACCGGTCGGCCAACATGGCGAAGACCATACACCCGCTGATCCGCTTTACGAACCGGCACTTTCGTTGAGCACGCTGCTGCGTGAACTTGCATCCGAGCCAGATTTGCCGACGTCGAGCACGGTGGCGCCATCGACAGAATCGGAACCGACGTCCGCAGTTGCCGAGGCGCCTGAATTCCGCGAGGTCGACGGATCGATCCGAATCCTTTGCGAGCTGCTGGGCTTCGACGCTACTGCCACTGATACGCCGATTAAAGACGCGATCGCCGTCGTGGCCAGCCGCGCACAAGCCTCTCTGCAACTGAAGGAATACAACGAGCGGATCCAAGCGGCGAACGAGAAGCTTCGGTCGAACAATGCCGCGCTCGAGCGTCGCATTGATGAACTGACGATAGTCGACGCGGAGTTCGTGCCACACCCGCTATACGTGACAGTAGGTCGCTATTCGCCTCCGAAGCGGCACGCGTCGCTGGAGAAAGCTCAGCGCCGTGCTAACGGGCTCGTTCGCAGCGAGAAGGAAACGGAAGTACTCGTGTGCGAGCCGGTCGGACGTGTTGTTCGTGGCAGCGAGTGGAGACCGACATGAAGCGCATCACCAAAGACATGGTCGACCGCGGAGGTTGGCGTTACTGCTGCGTCTGCCGAAAACTCGGTCCGCGCGTGAAGGCGCATTGGCAACATGAAGGACGCGAGTACTGCGATGTGCATAAGCCGTCGCCGACGCCTGAGACTCTGCCGGAAGGCGCTCGGTCAATGAACCGAGGGGCCGCGTGATGGACTTCGATACGTGGTTCACGAAATCATGGGCGCGCGCGACGGCCGAGCTAGCGGCAACGGAACCTGCCGAGCGTGAGTTGCCCGAGGGCATCTCCGAGCGCGGCGGTGTCTACTTCGCCGACTGTTGCATTTGCGGAAGAGAAACCGAACTGCCTGTCGGTATCGATGAAATCCCGATGGTCGGCTATGAACATTACGGCAACTGCGGTCCAAGCTGCTGCCCTTAAGGAAAAGGATATGAGCACGATCGTGACCAAAGAGCCACCGATGGAGCGCTACAGGCTGCGCGACGCTGCCACATGGGCATGGGCAACTATCGCCCTGCGCGACTATCAGAGGTCGGCCAACGACGCAACCATCCTGCACGGCGGCGAGATCCTCATCAACAGCGATTTTGGAAACTACGCATATAGCTGGGGAAACATGGGTTGCCCGCTCAAGCAGTTCCTCTGCGGCCTTGATCGCGGTTACATCATCGACAAACTTGCGAATGGACGCGAGTACGAGTTCGACTTCGACGGATCGGTCGTCCTCGTGAAGAAGGAGATCATCAAGCAGCGCCGCGAGCACGATCTCGACACTATTGATGCGCGTCTAGCGTGGGAGGAAATTCCGACAGATCGATGCAGTCAAGACATGTTCATCCACAGACTGTTCGACTGCAAACCGCTTGGTAGAGAACCATGGTGCTTCACGACAACGCGCGAGAAGCCGAGGTTCACCGCTTTCCATAAGCACGTCTGGCTGCCATTCATCGAGCATTTGCGCGCCGAAATTAGCGACAAGGTGACAGCATGAGCGGCCCCGAACTGTGGCGCGTGCTGCGCGACCTTGAACACGAATCTCTTGATCCTGCTGATGCGACTCTGCTCCGGCCGGCATTTGCCGCGCTGCATGGCGGCGAGGCGATCGCGTTGCCTGAGGACTTGATCGTACGCGTCCACGAACTGAACAATAGCCGCGAAGGACGCAACTCATGAAGCCCGAGCGCCGCGCGGTGGAGAAAGCTCTCGCCAGATACGACCAAGCTGTCGACAAGACCGCGGTGCTCGCTTTGGAAGTACTCGGCGCGACGGCTCAGATGGTGGCCGTTGATCTTGATCGAAAAATTTCGTTTGTGAGCGACGGCTTTCTGATCACTCGCATACCAGCTAAGCAGGGAAACTTATGACCAACGCGACTTCTCACGCTGACAAGGGTGGTAGCCGTCCAGACATTTTGACAGCTACCGGACGGTATTTCGATTTTTTGAATCCGCACCTCAGTGAATTCGACATCAACGACATCGCGCACGCTCTCTCGCACATATGTCGTTTCGCCGGACACACAAGCGTCTTTTATTCTGTAGCACAGCATTCGGTTTATGTAAGTCGAATCGTTCCGGGGGAATTTGCACTGGCTGGTCTGTTGCACGACGCTGCTGAGGCTTTTATCGGTGACGTTACAAAGCCGCTCAAGCGTCTCTTGCCCGACTACCAGGTAATCGAAGCGCGTGTCGAAGCCGCAGTGCTCGGCCGCTTCAACGTGCCGCTGCCGCTTCCCAATGCGGTTAAGCATGCCGATCTCGTCATGCTCGCGACCGAACAACGGGACCTGATGGCTCGTCACAGCGATCGATGGGCCTCGATTCACGGTATCGAACCGCTGATATATCGGGTTGAACCTGTGCCGCCAGAAGCCGCGAAAGCGATGTTTATAGATCGGTTCTGGGAGTTGGCGGTCGAGTCGGAGGATAAGCAAGCATGAAACGTGACCTGATGTCCCTCGCGCTGGATCTCGGCAGCGAACTGATTGTCGATAACTTCGCCGGCGGCGGTGGCGCAAGCACCGGACTCGAGCGTGCGTTCGGGCGGCCAGTCGACGTCGCGATTAACCACGACGCGGAAGCGCTGGCCATGCACGCGGCGAACCACCCGCACACCGTACACCACTGTGAAAGCGTGTTTGACGTCGATCCGGATGACATCACCGGCGATCAGCCGGTCGGACTAGTTTGGCTCTCGCCGGATTGCAAGCACTTCAGCAAGGCAAAGGGTGGTAAGCCAGTTTCGAAGAAGATTCGTGGTCTCGCATGGATCGCTCTGCGCTGGGCAACGAAAGTGAAGCCGCGCGCGATCATGCTTGAAAACGTTGAAGAGTTTGTAACGTGGGGGCCGCTGATCGAAATGTCGCCCGGTGAGTTCATCCCGGATCCGGCACGCAAAGGCGAAACGTTCCAAGCTTTTGTCGGAATGCTCTCGACCGGGATCCCTGCAGATCACCCTGCGCTGGCGGAGGTCTGCGAAGTACTCGAGGTGCCAGTCGATGGCGACGTTGCACATGCGCTGGTTCGCGGCCTTGGATACACGGTAGAACGTCGCGAGCTGCGCGCTTGTGACTATGGCGCGCCGACGATCCGCAAGCGCCTGTTCATTGTCGCCAGGCGCGACCACCTGCCGATCGTGTGGCCGACGCCCACGCACGGAGATCCTAAGAGCCAGGCGGTGAAGAGCGGCAAGCTCTTGCCGTGGCGCACGGCGGCCGAGTGCATTGACTGGTCGATTCCGTGCCCGTCGATCTTCGAGCGCACGCGGCCACTGAAAGACGCGACCCTGCGCAGAATCGCAAAGGGCATCATGAAGTTCGTCGTCAATAGCAACGATCCGTTCATCGTCAAGTTCTCGCAGAACAGCACTGGCCAGACGCTTGATGAGCCGTTCCACACGGTGATGGCGGGCGCGCCACGCTTCGGCGTCGTAGTGCCGACGGTCATGCACATCACGCATCAAGGCACGGACCGCACTCGCACGGCTGATGTGCCGCTCTCGACTATCACCACGGCTAATCGCGGCGAGCAGGCGCTTGTATCAGCGACGCTGATCCAGACCGGCTATGGCGAGCGCCCGGGCCAAGAGCCGCGCGTGCCCGGCCTGGACAAGCCGCTCGGTACCGTCGTCGCGGGCGGCGTCAAGCATGCGCAGGTGACAGCGTTTCTCGCAAAGCATTACGGTGGTCATGAATCGCCAGGCGCGTCACTGGCTGATCCGATCAGCACCGTTACGTCTGTCGACCATCACGCGCTTGTGACAGCCCAGATCGTCGGATGCGGCGGCCGCGCTGGCCAGTCTCGCCCGCGAGACAGTGGCGAGCCGCTCGCGACTATCACCAGCAAAGCCGACTCGACCATCGTCACGTCGCAGCTCGTGAAACTGCGCGGGACGTGTCAGGACGGTCAGCCGGTCGATGAGCCACTCCACACGATCAGCGCTGGCGGAACTCATCACGGCGAGGTGCGCGCGTTCCTTGTGAAGTACTACGGCGAGGGCGGTCAGTGGCAGGACGTGCGCGACCCGATGCACACCATCCCGACGAAAGACCGCCTCGGCCTGGTGACGATCCATGGCGAGGATTACGCGATTGTCGATATCGGAATGCGCATGCTCACGCCGCGCGAGTTAGCGCGAGCGCAGGGATTCCCCGACAGCTACGTGCTCGACCCGCTGTTCGACGGGAAGCCGCTCACGAAGTCATCGCAGGTTCGGATGATTGGAAACAGCGTGTGCCCGGATGTAGCAACCGCGCTGATCTTGGCGAACTTCGCTCACGAGAAGCAAATCGCCGGGGCAGCGGCATGAACTTTCAAACTGACATTTTCGAATCCGGCGCGAAGCGCCTGCAGATGACAGAGTCGATCGAACTGACGATTCAGTCGTTGCAAGCCTACGGTGTCGACCATCCGCACTGGGGAATCGCCTGGTCCGGTGGCAAAGACAGCAGCGCCACGTTGACGCTGATTTGCTGGCTGATCGACACGGGCAAAATTGCACGGCCTCGAACGCTGACCGTCTTCTATGCCGACACGCGTCAAGAGCTTCCGCCGCTTGCAATTGCCGCGGAGCAAATCATGGATGAACTTCGGGAGAGAGGCATCCAGATCGAGGTTGTTCGCGCACCCATGGACAAGCGTTTCATGGTCTACATCCTTGGTCGCGGCGTACCGCCGCCAAACAACAACACGCTTCGATGGTGTACTCGTCAGATCAAGATCGATCCGATGGAAGAAGCGTTGCGCCAGCGGCTTGAAGGGCTTGACGGAAACATCCTGATGATCACTGGGGTGCGGCAGGGCGAAAGCGCAATCCGTGACCGTCGCATCGAGATGAGCTGCGGTAAAGACGGCGCCGAATGCGGACAAGGTTGGTATCAGCAAAGCCTCCCGAACGCACGAGGGCTGCGCGGCCGGATTTCCACTCTCGCACCGTTGCTTCATTGGCGGGTCTGCCACGTTTGGGAGTGGCTGCGTCACTGGGCACCGCAGGCCGAATTCGGCGATTGGTCTACGGCTGCGATCGCCGACGCGTACGGTGGAGACGAAGCCGAAGAAATCAACGCGCGCACGGGTTGCATCGGATGCCCGTTGGCGCAAGAAGAGAAGGCTTTGGAAACGGTGTTGGCGATTCCCCATTGGGCGTACCTGTCGCCGCTGCGCGCGATTAAGCCGCTGTGGCGCGAGCTCCGCGAGCCACATAACCGCCTTCGTAAGGCAGGCCTTGAGTTCTTGAAGAACGGCACCACCGCAAAAAACCCGCAACGGCTCGGACCGCTTACGTTCGAAGCGCGTCACATGGCATTGAGCAGGATCCTGTCGGTCCAAGACGAGTGCAATCGCGCCGCGCTCGAGCATGGACGTCCACAGATCAGCCTGATCAATCCCGAGGAAGAGACGCGCATTCGGGAACTCATCGATCTACAGACGTGGCCGCATGGATGGGAGGGTGATGAACCGACCGGCGACGTGGTGATGGACGTCGTCTACGCGAATGGAGCAGTGCAGCCGCGTCTGTTCAGCGAGGACGACGTCCAGAGATGAATTGCTAAGGCTTCAAATCTTGTCGAGGAAATCGTCACTGTCGTCGTGAGGATCCTCGCCAAGAGCAATCAGCGACATGCGAAGCGTGTCCATCTCTGCTTCTTCAAATTCAGGCGTGCCGACCTTGAGTTTGCTGATGCTGACTTTGCCTTGAGCGACTCGCATTGCATCGATGCTTTGGGCGAATGACGTGGCCGCAAGCTTGTAGAAGGCTTCCGGTTCTTCGGGGAGTTGAGTTGGATTTGTCATTCCCGCCTTATCGGCGGCGCGGTTAAAAACTTTAGAGGAGATCACCATGACATCGAAGCGAGTTCCTTATGAGCTCACGGCCGCGAACTTCGTCGCCCGCATGCGCCCGGATTCTCAGTACACGATCTATCAGCTTGCAGCGAAGTTCAAGCTTCCGACAGACGCCGTGGCGTCCCTCACGCGGCAGTTGGTGGATGAAGGTGTGATTGTCGTAGTCAACACGCCGAAGAACCGCTATTACGTCCGTCCAGAAGGCGGGAAAGTACCGCAGCCCGAGCCAAAGCCGATCGACGACATGATATTGACGGTCGCCGGCCGGCGCGAGCCGCCAGATATGAAAGGGGTTTGGACAGGGCACGCCGAAGCTGTCGCAACGCGCATCTCCCTATGCATGATTGCGAGAGGCATGCGGTAGAAGCGCCATCAATCGATGTCCGACTCGCGCAGGTAGCGATCGATGACGCCAGCACCGAAGGCAACACCAATGTCGCGCGCCATATGCGCAGGGAAGGGGCCGTCCGGTAAGCGCATGACCTCCGCAGTCAACGGCGTGATTCGCGCAACTTCGGGGTTGGTTATCCGGCAGCTTATTTCGGCTTTTCCGTCGCTGATGGGGAACACCTGCACGTGAATGGCGTAGCCGCGGTAGAAGTCCGTAAATTCTGGCATCGCAATCCCTATTTGATTTGCGCAGTTTGACGGGCTAGACGTGCGTCGATCAACACTAGTTTTTCTTGCATTACTAGATTTTCCAGCATATATTTCAGCCGTGGGCAGCGCAGTTTAATCCGATGAGGGACGTGCAAGTGGGAAGCGAAACAAAGATCGAGTGGTGCGACGCGACCTTTAACCCTTGGATAGGGTGCACAAAGGTTTCTCCGGGTTGCGACCATTGTTATGCTGAACGCAGCACACCCTCCAGAGTGCAAAACATCCAGTGGGGACCTGGCAAGCCGCGACGCCGCACGTCGGCTGCAAATTGGCGCAAGCCGATCGCGTGGAACGCCGCACACGTTCAATTCTTCGCCGCGCACGGCCGGCGCCAGCGAGTGTTTTGCTCGAGCCTGGCCGATGTGTTCGACAACGCTATCGACCCTGCTTGGCGCGCAGATCTGTTCGCGCTGATCGAGCGCACGCCCAATCTTGATTGGTTGCTGCTCACGAAACGCATCGGCAATGTCACCGCAATGATGGTCGAAACGGGCAAACGCTTGTTTTGGCTCGACCACATCGGTGACTGCTGGCTTCCGAGCAACGTCTGGCTGGGTGCAACGATCGTCAATCAGGAAGAGGCAAGCCGCGATATTCCTAAGCTGCTTGGCGTGCCGGCGGCGGTCCGATTTGTCAGCATGGAGCCGCTGTTAAGCGCGGTTGACCTAAATCTCTCGTGGAACAACGACACAGCTCGCTGGGACGGGTCGGGCAGAGATATTCCCTTGCGACGCATCGACTGGGTGATTGTTGGCGGCGAATCAGGTCCTAACGCCCGTCCGATGCATCCGACCTGGGCGAGAGATCTTCGCGACCAGTGCGGAGCCGCTGGCGTCCCGTTCCTGTTCAAACAATTCGGCGAGTATCGCCCGGGCAGCGACTTTATCTACGACGACGGTCGAACCATCGCGGTAGATCTCGCTGGCCAAGTCACAAAAGGCACGCGGCACGAAGACTACCCGCAAGGTGCTGACTCATCTGACGGTTGGACCATGATGAGGCGCGTTGGCAAGAAGTTGGCCGGCCGCGAGCTCGACGGCGTGACGCATGACGAATTCCCCAATCGAGGCAACGCATGAGCACTAGCCAACAACTCAAACAGCGCACGCGCGAGCAAATTGCGGCGCAAATCGAAGCTTTGCTTCAGACGAGTGAGCCGTTGACGCGCACGCAGATTAAGACGGCCGTGCGTGCCGCAAGCGACACCGTGATTCCCATCCTTGAGCGCATGCGGTCCGATGGCGTGCTCGGGTCGTTCGAGACGAAGGGTCCGGTGCAGCGCGGCATTCGGCGCGATGAGCGGTGGTGTCTCGCCAGCAGACTGCCTAAGCCTGAGGTTAAACAGGTCCATTTCCGAGGCGCAGAGATCCTTGTTGGATTCCAGATTGCCGCGCGCGTCGCGCTGCGCACGACAACGCGGAGTGCGCGATGAAAACTAAGTTCAAGATCGAGAACCCTGACTCGATACCGATGACGCTCACAATCACTATGCCAGCCGCGAAGTGGAAACAGCTCCGTGCACAGCTGGAAACGACCTACCCGTCGTGGCAACTATCCCGCGCGATCAGCGAGATGGTCGACAGTGCGGACGCGGCGTTCTCGGCGACGATAGAGGTGGAACTGTGAAGGAAAGACCAATCCTCATGAATGGCGCGATGGTGCGCGCCACGGTTAGCGGCAGTAAGACGCAAACGCGACGCGTTGTGACACCACAGCCGATCTACGGCGACGTCATGAACACCTTTTCGAGCTGGATGTTCAAAAAACGAAACGGACCGGGAAATTGGCTTTTCCCAAACGCAACCGAAAACGTAATAGCTGAATGCCCTTTCGGTGTTCCCGGAGACCGCCTATGGATTCGCGAAACGTTTCTATACGCCGGGCCGGGGAGCGGATCGGACCTGCCGAGCTATCGCGAAGAGCGAGCCAGCCCCGAAAACCATATTGCGGCGAACTGCTGGTTTAGAGCGACGCAGCCGGATGATACGTTGGCATGGACGCCGTCTATCCACATGCCGCGATGGGCGTCGCGCATCACCCTCGAAGTCACCGGTGTGCGCGTCGAACGACTACAGAACATCAGCGAAGAGGATGCGCTTGCGGAAGGCGTTGAGCAGGATGCTCAGGGATTCCACATCGATGGCGGCCGGCACTTCCACGCGGCCAGCGCGCGCGAGTCGTACTCGTCGTTGTGGGACAGCCTCGCGCCTCCAGCAGGATCGACGTGGGCAGATAACCCGTGGGTATGGGTAGTTGAATTCAAGCGAGTGTCACTTTGAACATCGACCGTCTCAAGGATAGAAAAATGAAGAGCATTCTCGTCGCAATGGCTTATGTCTTGGCCCTCGCTGGCTGCAGCGACGCGGACGTCGCGTCGCGCAACCTTTCGCAAGCTGCCGATAACTTCGGCATTGAACGCAGAATTGTGTTCTACAACGGCATTACCGGCGACTACATGCTGACGATCGAAGGCCTGTGTTCTCTCGGGAATGCGGATAAGCCGAAAGAAGTCAGCATCACATGCAAGACCGGTCCCAACAGCTATAAAAAACATTTCCTCGGACTGTCGGACAACGTGACCTATTTCGTGGAGCAGGTCGACGCTGCAGATGTGAGCGTCTATCACTACAAAGTGATCTTCAAACCGTCCGTGATCGTGCCGGATATCTCAATCAGATAGCTCGAAACCTCGACCCTAAAACCCATCATGAAGATATATCCAGTTGTGCGCGTAGAGACCGATCCATACGGCAATTACGTCGATTCGAATGTGCTCTGTGTGTACGACACTCAGGACGCTGCATCGCTATATGTCGCTCATTGCAACAAAGCGGACGGCCCGAATTTTCAAACCTATTTCGATGAATTGTACGTGACGGAGGCCGAATGACCGACGAACTCAAACCTTGCCCGTTTTGCGGATCGACCAACATTGGTTCAGGGGAGATTATTGGGCGCGAGCCGAACGGCGAAGGCTATTCGCAAACCGTTTGCAATGACTGTTGTGCGGCAGGGTCATACGGGAAATTGCGTGCCGGCGAAGTTGATTACGGTAGCGAGAAAGCTGACGCCGCTTGGAATAGACGCGCCACGCCAGCGGACCCTTACGCTGAATATCGACGCGGTGTTAGGGAAGCATTCAATCTCGTCAACATGATTAACGCCAATCGTCAGTGTCGTAACGATAAGGATACATGCTCCTACATCGTGCGCAGTCTGGCTGAACTTGCAAACGGCAGCAGCGCCACGCCAGCGGATCAAGAGCTGGTGGTTTGGCAAGACGGCGTAGGAATGCTGTGGGACGTCTACAGCCACGGCAAGCTTTCTAAGAAAGTCGTAAGCCCTATTAGTTGGGATGCGTGGTCCGTGTACAGACACATGGTCGACGTAGGGAAATTTTCACCTAACATCGACGTGCGCCTGGCCGATACCCGCGCCTCGCCCGTGGACCATAGCGTCGTCGTCAGAATGCTCGAAGGTTATGCCGAGTCGTACGAAATGATGGCACGGCAAGAAAAAGACGCGACGGTGCGCTGTTCATCTGTCGCCGTGGACATTCGTCAAAACATGGCTCAGTGGGTGCGAAATCATTGCACGCCAACGGACCATCGTGGACCGGTAACGACCGTCCCGCTGATACTGACCGAGCAAATGCGTATAGCCGTTAAAGACTGGGTGCAGCGCCATCCGGTTCCCGGGGCTGGACTTTACGCGCAAGAGCTTTGGAACGACATCCTAAGCGCCACGCCAGCGGACCATAGCAGACTACAGGTCTGGAACGGCCCGATGCCCGAGAGCAATGGCAAGACAAACTTCACCGCGATCCTGCACCGCGGCGACATCAGCAAAGGCTTCACGATTGATCGGTCGGAGTATCCAGATCGTGTGCGATACGAAGCTGATCGAGTTCGCTGGCTAATTGGCGAGATCGATAAGGAGCCGTACATTCTGGATTACGACGCAAACAGGCATAGCGGCTATGTCGCGCCAGCAGAACATGGGGACCCGGTATCAACGCCGGAAGGATGGAAGCTCGTGCCGACAGAGCCGACCGAAACAATGGTTGTCGATGGATTCGAATCGTGGCCGGCCCAATTTTTCAGCAGCCCGGAAGAGTGGGAAACATTCGAGGCGATGAGCGGATGTCAAAAGGCCGCGCACAAGGCTCGACTCTGCTACCGCGCCATGCTTGCCGCCGCACCCCAAGCCCCGCAGAAGGATGCGGAGAGCGTGCGGGATGCGATTGTTGAAATGGCAGCGGAAATTGCCACTGTCAAACGCTTTACCAAGTTCAACATGAAGGGAGAGCGGGCGGGGACTAAGTGCACGTTGAACGTCTCATATGACTTGTTGGAGCAGCTAGACGCAGCTTTGAAGTCAGTACAGCCAGAGTTGCGGTCATGAAAGTGTTCGACGTTGAAAGCGCCGATGCGCTCATCCGTGTGATCAACATGACGCCACCGCTCGAAATCGAGTGCGCGATGTGCGACGCAGTCGGAGATTGGGTTGATGCCGTTCCATATTACTGTGGACCGGTCGCCGAGGGCATGAGCGAAGGCGGCTATCGCTGCGTATGCAAGCCTTGCCACGACCGGTGGGCACGCTGGAATGATTCGCTGAAGTACTACGGAGCGTGACGACGATGGACAGCAAAGACATTGTGTGGAGAGAACTGTTTTTCAACGCAGCTATTGCTGCGAATTGCCTTCCTTCCAGTTTCGTGGATGGTAATCAGCACGTGATTGCGGCGATTAGAGATCTACGTGCCACACGAGCTGAACATATCGAAACAGCGCGACGCACGATCATCGCGATGCTTCAAGGCTATGCGGAATCGTATGAGTCGATGGCACGGGTGGCACGCAAGGAAGGCCAGACATTGACAGCCAACCACTACGCGACATTTGCAATCGACATTCGGCAGAACATGCTTCGGTTCGTAGAGGTGCTGCCATGAGAAGAGGTTGTAAATGACGACGACCGCATACCCGCTGCATTGGCCGGAAGGTTGGCCTCGCACACCATATGAAAAGCGTGTCATCGGACGCTTCAATAAGAAAGAGCGTCGTCAGGTGACGGACACGTATTCGTATAACTCGTCGCAGCAGCTGACAGTTGCCGACGCCGTGCAGCGCGTGCTCGCTGAATTCGCGCTCTTTAGTCGGACAGGGCAGCCATGGCGCATCAATCCTGATGACGTGATCATCTCCACCAACGTGGCCGTGCGCAATGACGGCTTACCGCGGTCTGGTCAGAAGGCCCCAGCAGATCCGGGCGTTGCAGTCTATTGGCGCGAGACGGTCAGGAAGCAAGTGGTGCAACGGGTAATGGCGATCGACCAGTACACGACCGTGGCGGACAATCTTGCTGCGATCGCCGCGACTCTCGACGCAATGCGCGCAATCGAGCGGCACGGCGGCGCGCAGATACTTGATCGGGCTTTTACCGGCTTCACAGCTCTCCCATCGCCGAGTGCGGCACGTAGCTGGCGCGAAGTACTCGGCGTCAGCGCCGCAGAGCGAAGCCTGGACGTCGTGCGTCGGCACTACCGGCTCGCGGCGAGTGTGCACCATCCGGATAAGGGCGGCTCCCACGCGATGATGGCCGAACTGAATGCCGCGCTTGTTGCGGCTGAGAAGGAACTGCTATGAAATACTTGGTCGATCAAGACATGGCCGGCGAGCGCGGCGCGGTGATCAGCGATTGCGAAGAATATCGGCAGCGCCTCTGGATGGAATGGGATCGTACGAAGCCAACGATGGCTGTTCTCATGCTCAACCCGTCTCGTGCTACCCATCTGGTCGACGATCCGACGTGGACTAGATGCCTGGGTCGGGCAGTCGCCGGCAAGTTTGGTCGACTGGAGATCGCGAATCTCTTTCCGCTTCGTGCGACAGATCCGTCGGCGCTTCTGACGCATCCAGATCCGCTTGGGCCAGAGAGAACCGCAGACGGCGCTGTGATGGACGCCGTCGAGCGCGCGTCGATGATTATCTGTGCATGGGGAGCGCACCCGATGGCGCCTGCCCGTGCGGCGCATCTGATGCACATCTTCGGAATCGTTGGCTGGCGAAACCGGCTTTATCACCTCGGGCTGAATAAAGACGGCAGCCCGAAGCATCCGCTTTACATTGCCGCAAGTACGCGGCCCAAACCTTTTATCTTCGAAGCATCGACGGCATGACAGAAGCAGCACAACGAATTTTGGAAATTACGCGTAGAGACTGGAGCGTGAGATGAGCGGCATGAAACCGTTTTATTTGGAATTGGAGAAGGTGGCCGAGGCCGTCTCGTTGTCGATCGGAACAGTGCAGAAGCTGATCCGGGAAGGTAACTTTCCGGAGCCGCGAGCGCTGTCCGGTCGCCGAGTCGGCTGGCTTGTTCGAGAGGTAGAGGAGTGGGCAGAAGCCAGGCCGGTTTCAAACCTGCCTCCGCCGCCGGATAGCGGCAAACGTCGACCGGTTACTCGGACGGAGGAGCAACAATCCCCTCAAGCGTCTTCGACAGCCGCGTAAGCCATAAACGGCGTTCGCTGTCGTAGTGGTGCCGGTTGTAGACGCCGGCCACGCCTGGCAACACATGCCCAATGATTGCTTCACCAACTTCGTGCGGGCATCCGATCGCAGCCAACTTCGTACGCATCGTCCGCCGCAGGTCGTGAGGTGCCCAGTTTGTAACCGGCAGGCGCTCCCGAATATGTTCAGGAGCCGTTTTGCAATAGGGCTGGAAGTAATAGATCCCTTGCTGGATCATCTTCTGGTTGCGGCTGCCTCCGGCTCGACTCGGAAACAAACTGCCCTTCCCATATTTCTCCATCCGAGCACGGATCACTTTTTCCGCGCGGCCGATAAGTGGCACGCGAAGATCCGTCGCGTCGGGGAGGTTGGCGTTCTTGGTTTTATGCTTCGGAACCGTCCACCAAAACCCGTCGTTCTCTTCTGTAATCTCTGACCCTTCCATTGCAATAATTTCAGCGCCACGTGTACCGGTCCAGAGATACAAGACGATGGCGTCTTGGAGCGTGTCGCTAAAATTATGCAGCCAGTTGAAGAGTGTATTGAGCTCGTCGTCGCTTAAAACTCGCTTGCCGGTGCGCTGCTTGCCAGCGACTTTCCGGCCAACTGATCGCAGTTTCCCCTTCATCACCAGACGCCACCAGTTTGCGCACTGGTCCGGCAGCCGCCCGGAATCTAGGGCGTAGTCCCATGCGCCGCCTAGCGCCGAGCGCAGGGTCATGGCCAGCGACGGCGTGGATGAAACGGATTCGAGCACGGCGAAGGCTTGCACCCGTGTGACCGACGCGGCAGGCAGGTCCGCAATGGCCGTAAGCTTGTTCGCAAAGAGCTGTCGAATGATCGTCGCGCCCTTGGGTTTGCGAGCACGCTCGACATGGCCCTCGTAATAGTCACGGCACAGATCACGTACAAGATAATTGCTCGAATCTTTGGGCACCGGCTTCTTGCCTTTCTTTTCGAGAGCCGGATCTGTCCCGTCGGCGCGCGCGTTGCGCATTTTCTCCCATGCTGAGATCGCGGCGGCTTGAGATACTGCGGGCCACTCGCCGAGCTTTACCTGCTTCATACGGCCGTCGGCAGATTTATAACGGTAGGTCCACGAGCGCTTCGATTCGGTAGCCTGAAGCCGCAATCCGGGGAAGCCGTCTAAAGTAATATGCTCGCCAGGCTTCATGAGCTTGGCTTTTCTCGCGTCAAATCGCATCGGTCTGGTCTATGTCTTACCGACTTGATAACGATTTAAGTCGGCGTAGGTTTTTTATGAATGATAGCCGAAAACCTACGCCGTACACCTGAGTTTCCCTGATATGTTGATGACGTGTATTTGATATTAATGGTCTGCGAGATAAACTAGTAAAGCGTTATCCAGTAAGCGATTGAGCGCTTAAAAGCCTTGCCGGTAAAGGCTGTGCAGGATAGTACGCTTTTGCGGACTCGTTAATTCGATGAGAACGAATAAGCCTTATAGATAGAGGCTTCGTTTCAAAACCTACGCTTAAACCCACGCCAAAAACTGCCATTATCTCGACTGAATTCCCGATATATACTGTACGTAAATACAGTATTAAAACGGGGTGCAGAGATGAAGGTCGATGATTTTGAGCCAGTGTCGGATAGCGATCTCCGCCAGCTTTACCGAGTCAACCACGATCCCGATCTTCGTCGAGTCATCCTCGAAGTCGTGCGCTATCGACGTGTGCTTGATCACTTGTGCCGTGAAGCACAGCAGGTTGAGGAAGGCTTGCGCATCAGCAGCCAAGGATTGATAGTCGGCGGCTCGATTGCGATGAACAGCCGCTTGCGTGATGAGTTCGAACGCCTCGGTTCACACGGTGGCTTCGTCATCAAGCTGACGACCGATGGCCAATACAAATGATCTGGAACGGCCTTCAGCCTTTAGAAGGCGTATTGGAATACGAGCTGATCGCGCTGATCAACTCCCGAGCGAACTCGACCTCTCGTTTGAGCGTCGCGGCTTCGCCCTCGCCAGACGCTTTCGACAGCGCTGAGGCAACTCGCTCCAAGACGTCGTCGCTCCGCTTCAATGCCCCTAGAAGAGTATCGATCTGCCGGGTGAGGCTTGCCGCCAGTTGTGTGTCCCGCTTCTCAATCGCTTCGAGTATGGCGACTGCTGCGTTAGCGTGTGGATCAGTGTTCAGCCGCAACAGCATCTCAGCGTTGAGTGAAACGCCGGACGCCGCTGCAGCCTGCTCGATCTTCGCGTGCAGAGTGCGAGGCAGACGTAGTGATGTTTTGATTGTGCTGTCGTCGATTGGCATGCGCCGGATTCTAGCGACAGCGATTTTTGCCCGCCACAAAAGGCGATTTCGACGTGGTTTTGAAGCCGATTTGGTGCCTAATCGACGCTGAAAGATAGGATAAGTGGTGCCAATATGACTCCGCACGCATTTCGTCACTCTGGCGACGCGGCACCAAATCTGAGAGGAACTATGAACCCACAATACGCTGTTGCTGCAGATAGTGAAGTCAACGCATCGGGTATCAATGACGCAGAACTGATTGAGAAAGTCGCTGCTAAAGCGGAGCATCTCGAGTCGCTGCTTGCCTCCCTTTCGATAAGCGCGGGCAGCGGCTTAGAGACGGTACACCTGTTCAACGCGCTCTGGCTTGCGGCGGACTTAGCACGAGAGATATCAAGCACCGCTCGACTCATCGATTAAATCGTTCCGCGCCATGTCATGTATCGATCATGGCGCGATTGTTGAATTGCTGCTGAGATGAACTTGGGGAACGGAGAAAAGGTAGGATGTCGTGTCCAATTGCTGGAGATGGTCATGGAGCTGACCCACGAATCTGTAGATGCCCGCCTGGCCGACTTGCTGAGTGTCAAGCCGCGCGGCACGACAGCGGACTTAACCGATTTTGCGGTGGCGTATTGGGATGGCGCGCGAGTGCGCTATTTGTTCCTGCATGAGGACGGCCGCGGCGGGCTCGACGACGAGTTCGAGCTGACCGACTACGAGCTCGATCAGTGGCACGACGAGATTGCCGCGTGGCTGGCCGACCCTCGCTTCACCGAAAACCACGCCGAATTAGTTCGCTGGCTTTGACGGGCAGTTGGCCAGATAGGCCTTGTCGTGCGCAAAGATCTGAACCTTCGTCTCGTAGCTGTCCGCCGGCACGGTTGTGATGAATTTGACCCAGTCGCACGCGGTGTCAATCACTCGCGTCGACGGTGCCGGAGTCGGCGCTGCTGCCGCGCAGCCACCCAGCATTGCCAGTGCGCAAACAATAATCATGAGCCGCATGTTCACTCCTTTCGTTGTGCGCCGATAGCGGCGAGCTGGGCATCGATGTCTTCGCGTGCCGTGGCCTGAGCTTCCGCATCAGCTTTCGCGCGATTGACGACGGCGTTTTCTCCTGCTGCTGACGCAGCCGCATTGCCCTGATCGATTGCGCTGTTGTTCTGAGCAACAGTGCTGGCAGCTTGGGCTTTGACGACATCGGCTTGCTTCTTGTGAAATAGGCCAAAGACAATGCCTCCTGCGCCTACTAAGCCGCCAAGGATTGCGCCGATATGCGCGACGAGAAACGTGATGATGAGAGTCATGTGATCTCCGGAGTTAATGTCAGTCTTCCCATTCAGGTATTTCGACGGTTTGCCCTGCGAGCGCATGGGTACAATCGCCAAGGAACTGGATCATTCCGTCCTTGATGAACGAATGGCAAACCTTCTCGATGGCGGCGGTGCGCGGACGCTCCGTCCATGTCACGAGAACGCTGGGGCTCACGGTCGGCCGGTCGACGTTCTCGTTGAATTCCCAGACAGGACGCATCGCGCGGCCGACATACACAACGTGCAGCGACTCACAGCCAGGACACTCAAACAACATCGCCCGCGTGCCGTCTTCATGTATCTGCTCGTGGAATTTCATGCCACCCCCAGCGCGGTCTTGCAGGAAGCCCAAAGCGCCTGTCGATCGGCGAGCCCATTCGTGCCGCCATTGATCTTCCGCGTGAGCGTGGTGAAGTCGGAGACGTAAGCATTCAGGCCGTGGGCGTACCAAAACCATGCAGCCGACAGCGCGGCGTTGTCCGGTTGCTCGAGCAGAGACGGATAGGTGACGAGATCCATGCCAAGCCCTGCGCTGGCCGCCTTATAGTTCGCCCGTCCGGTGATCTGGATAAGGCCGCGCCCGAGGAACAGCTTCCCATCGCCTGGCTCAGTGTTGCCAAGGTCTTGTCGGCCTTCATACTTCAACTGCGCCGGCGTCGGCCCCCAGATTTCCCGAACATAGACAAGCTTTGCGGACTCATGCCCGACCTGCGCAAGGAAAGCGGCGCGCTGCGCCGGCGTATCGATCGCGAATCGCACCATCGCTTCGTCGAGCGGATAGGCCCAAAGTTGAGCGCGCGTCATGGGGATGCCGAGCGCGGCCGCAAGGATGTCAGCTGTCAGTTTCCACGGCGCTTGAACGAGAACCGGCGAAGGAACGGCCGGCGTCGGCGCAGGTTCGGGGCTCGCGACAGGCGCCGGCGCGCGCTTGAACAGGCCAAGAAGCGTATCGAGCCAGCTCATTGCGCCACCGCTTGATCGGGTGCCGGCGCCTTACGGATCGACGTGTAGCGCACGCCGATGATCGTGCAGAACAGGATGGTATAGGCAATAGCCTGCTGCACGTTCGCTGGCACGACGGCCTTCAGATCGTCGGGCATGCTGTGCCACGCTTCGCGCAGAATCGGGCCGAACGCGGACACGAGACCCATCGCGCCGGAATAAATCACGACGCCGCGCTTGTGGAGGTTCCGCCAGTTGTCGGCTAGGTGCAGCCGAAATCCAGCGACGAGCGGAACCCCACGGACCGGAGATGTCAGGATTGGAGTGCTCATAAGAAAAGCACCACCAAGATGATGACGACCAGCACGGTACCGCTCGGCCAGTATCCAGTTCCCCAGTTGGCAGCCCATGGCGCAGCAGGCAGAGCGCCGAGCAGGATGGCAATGAGGACGATGATCAGGATTAAACGGAGCATGACTTCTCCCCGCGCGTGACGCGCGTCTTTGAAACGTTGATGAATTGATTACCGGCGGTTGCCGATCCAAGGGGTCGGTGGTACGGCTGCCGTGGGGTGAACAGCCGTCTCGAGCTTCTTGTCGACCTGCTTGACCGCGCTGGCCGCTTCGTCGGCCTTGGCCACGGCGACTTCTACCTTCGCGCTGACTTGTTCAGTCTTTTGCTTGGCATCCACCGCAGCGGCAGCCGCAGCCTTTGCCTCTTTCAACTGAACCGCGGCATTACGGTCCGCAACCCGAGCGCGATCGCCGAGGAACCGCAAAATATAAGCAGTGAGTTCATGCAGATCGGCCATCGCCTTCGTCTGGTCAGCCTCGCGCTTGTCTCGTTCTGCAGCGAGCGCGCGCAACCCGCTTATTTGCGCGCCGTATTCCTTTTCACAAGACAGGCGCTCTTGCGCGCGCACGATCGGAAAACGGTCAAGCAACACCGCACGCTGATGGGAATTGAACCAGTTCATCAAACCAGCGCTGGTAGCCGCTACAACCAGCATGACGAGGATGTTCCAAACGTATGAATCGATCCGATCCCAGAGGGTTTTCAAACGTTGTGATCTGGTCATGCCTTATCCGCCTGGCGGCGGCCTCCTATCTCAGCTTCGAGCTTCACAATGGTTCGGTCCTTCTCTGCCAGTAAGGCGACAAGGGCTTCGATTTTGAGACGATCCTGCTGTCGGTCTTCAGCAGCCTGAATAATCTGCCGACGCATCTTTGCCTCTGACACGGCGAGCAGCCGCCTGTACCGGGTCTCGCGCGCGATAGACTTGTTGTATTGCTCCTCCCATTGCTGAGCGGACCGCAAAAGCATTTGAAGACCGCTAGTCTCGATCTCGTTGGTGGCGACCTGCTTTTTCGTATCGGACTCTTGCCCCCGAAGATCGGTGAGCTGCTTTCGCGTTTTGAAATAGCTGACCGACAGTACTGATGCGATCACGGATAACGACGCGGCGGCGCTTGCGAGAATGCCGACCAAACCTGTATTTTCTCCAGGCATTTCAAGCCCTCGTTTTGCCGGTTATCCGGGCATAAAAAAGCCACCCGAAGGTGGCAATATTTGTGTCGTGCTCACAGCGGTCTTTCTTCGCCGCATAGCTTGCATCGCTGCACCCAGACAATCGGCTTTAGCGAAAGGCGCTTGTTCCGCCATTCGTGCTCGCACAGCACCTTAACCACCGGTGCGGTTGCTTGAACGACTGGCGCCGTGATGTCTTTTAGCATTGAGTCCATCAGAAGCTCACTCCTGTCGGTGTCATGCTATTCATCCACTGCTCGAGCACAAGCAGGTCCGCGTCGCTGATACCACCTTTCACCGCGATCACACCGTAGATGTTGCCGGTGAAACCAGCCGTATCATTCGCGTATTGAGCACCAATCCATCCTGCGCTTGGTACGAAGCTCGACGTGAACGACGTCAGATCTACGGTTGCGCGCTGTGTCCCATTAACCCGGAGCGATCCCGTATTTCCCACTTTCCGCGAGGTCGCCACATTGGCGGCCGCATACGTCCCAGGGTTGTATGTCGCCTGAAAGTCACCTCCGGTATCGCCGTACCACTCCGCGGTAATACCGGAGGTGCTGTACATGATTGCGCCAATGCGCCCGTAATGACTTGACGCATTGGTGGCGGACAGCGCTACTGCAGCGCGCGACGATGCAATCGGGTTCGCGGTGCCTGTTGGCGCAGCGCCGACAATCACCGCAAAGTCGTCGCCGACCAGATTGAACGGCGCCGTCATCGCATAGGGATTGCCGTTGAAGGTCAGGGCCGGTTGCGCACCGCTCACCCACGTCGGCGGACTTGTGCCTTGAATCCCTGCCGCGCCGCTGTTCTGAAACACGTCCGGCCAAAGCGGGACCGCACCACCGTTGGAAGGCGTGCCCGTAGCGACCGAGTTGCTGAAGGCATTAGTCGGTCGGTAGAGCCGCACGTTCGCCGGCGGATACTTGTTCAGAATGTTCAGTGCGCGCTGCTCAAGCGACAGCGGGTCAATGTCCGGATGGCTGACAATAAATTGCCGCAACACTTGCCCGCGCGTGGAGATGAGCAGCCCGCTCGAATCTACGCATCCCCACTTGTAATCTGCGTCGAACATCGCGTAGTAAATGTAGCCAACGATGTTCAAGTCCCACCGATAGTTATAGGTGTCGGTCAGCACGCGCAGATTCCACGTACTCATGTCGGCGTCGCTTTGACTGTCAGCGTCGCCGTTCGCCTCCGAAATCATGATGTACGGATTGTTGAAGCGTGCCTTGAACTCTCCGATGTAATTGAAGAACGGAACCCATCCTCCGTTATTGCTGTCTGGCGCGCAGTACGGATAGTTCCAAGCGTGGTAGCTGTGAACCCCGTAGCCCGGGAACCGAACCATCTCGCCACCGCCCGTTCCGTCCGGGTTTGTGCCATCCCACAGCATCTGCGGTGCGGCGATCTCGGCAAATGTCCAAGCGCACGAGAACGGCATGATTGTGCAATTCTGCAAAACGCCTTGCAGACATCCGGCCATAACACCGCGAAATATCTTCCACTTCGTGTTGTCAAAATCGCTCGCGTTTGTGCCCATGACAACGCTATTCGGCATCAAGCTATCTTTGCGCGTCATCTCATTGCCGCATTCGATACCGACGACGACGTCCGAATATGATGCCAGCGCGCTTGCTACGTATGTAGCAGTCGACAGGCCATAAGCCCGCGCCAATGCTTCGGTTGTGAACGTGACGCCGGTACTGATGTCAACCGTACTCACGTCAAGAGTCACATATAGCTTTTTCCCAGTCGCATCCGCGCGAAAACGCTGAGCCGTCGCGATAATCTCGTTCAGAGACGCATCGTTCCCTTCATAGGTTAGGCGGTATAACCCCGCACCCAAGGTTTTGAGATTGGGTAAAACTGCCGCTTTCTGAGCGGTCGAATAGTCGTAGTGCCCGTTCACGCCGTAAAAAGGTATAACGCCGACACCCAGGCGAGGTGTAGTGCCGGCTAGACGTTTGATACCCTCAACGAATAACCGGTGATATTCAAGGTGTCGCCAGAGGTGGTCAGCGTGCCGAGGATCGTGATGCTTTGTGCCTGAGTCATGTCGACGGTCGTCTGCGTCGGAGCGGCGGTCGGCGCCGTCGTGTTACGCACCTGCTGTGCGTTCGTCGCATTTTTTGCTTGGATGCGCACGGTGAACTCGCCAGCGGCTTGTCCTGCCATTTGCAGCGTCACGCCAAGGTCTTGATTGTTAAGCGTCGCCTTCACTGTCTTAACCGAAGCGCTGACATTCGCCGCTACGGCCACGGTCAATTCAAGAACACCATTGGCTCCCGACAATGCGCCGGCCGGAACTGCAATTGCAGGCGGCATCGGGAAAGTCGTTGCGGTGCCGTTTCCAGTAACCACGCTTTGCGTTGCTCCGCTTGAACCAATAAGACGGCTTGAGGAGGCGACGGCCGCTGCGATAGCCGTTTGCTGCGACGGAGTAATAAAGCCGCTCATTTTTTATTAACCCTCGACGATGCTGTATGTGGCGCCGGCTGTTGCTGACTGCACGTGCACGGTGGTGTTCGGAACCGCTACGTCCAAGATGAATCCCTGCCCTGCGGCGAGCGGAATCAGCGGCGCATTGGCTGCCGTTGTCAAACCGACCAAGCTGACTGAAATCGAAGCCGATGCGGACGTGTTGTAGAACATCAAGAAACGCCGCGCCGCGTTAGCGGGCAACGCCGTGTAATCGGTACCGGCCGCCGTGCAGACACCTGCCAGGCTGTTCGCCGTCGGCGTGAATGCCGGGACAATCTGCGCTTTCTGGTTCCCGTTGGTCAGCGTCGCATCGGCGGCGGCTCCAGTGGGCAGCGGCAATGCAGATGCGCTGACTGCCTGGGTCGCGGGCAAATTGGAAACGCTGACGGACCCGATCGCATTGGCCCCCGCCGGAAGCGCGGGCAGCGATGTGACCTGAGTTTTTTGATTCCCGTTTGTCAGCGATGCATCCGTCGCGGCGCCGCTCGGAAGGGGAAGCGCCGATGCGCTAACCGGTTGAGTCGTCTGATAGAACGTCCCGGAAACGGGCACGGTGCCAGAGACAGCCACTGTCCCGCCCACCGTCAAGGTTCCGGCGAGCTTTCCGTAGATGCCCGACAACCAGCCACGGATGCCGCTGCCGCCTGACGGCGCCGTGATACCTGTCGCGTCCACGCCATCTGCCGCAGCGCCCGAAGGTAGCGGAAGCGCTGTTGCGCTCACTGCTTGCGTGGCCGGCAGATTCGAGACACTCACCGAGCCAATCGCGTTCGCACCGGCAGGCAATGCAGGAAGCACGGTCACTTGCGTCTTTTGCGAGCCGCCCGTCAATGTGGCGTCAGCAGCCGCGCCTGTCGGCAATGGCAACGCTGACGCGCTGATCGAGAGCGTGCCAGTGACCGCTTTGTAGATCCCGGAGAGCCAGCCGCGGATACCGACCGCGCCCGCCGGCGGCGTTATGCCGGTACCGTCCGTGCCGTCTGCGGCCGCGCCCGTTGGAAGTGGGAGGGATGTAGCTGAAACGGGCTGCGTCTGCGGGAAGTTCGTCACGTGAGCGAGTGCACCGCCATCGCCGTTCAAGGCTGGCTGGTTTTGCTCGATTGCCTGCAGCGCGGTTTCAGCTGCTGCGTCCTGCACCGGGAAATTGATGATCGTCATTTTTTAGGCGTCCTGGACCATTGCAAACCAATAACGGTGCGCGGTGGTGAAGAGGTAGAAAGTTGGTGCGCCGCCTTTGGTCTCGTCGGCGAGAACAAGGTATAGGCCGGTCGGTGTCGACGGCAGCGCGCTGTAGGTCGCAACCTGCAAAACGCTGATCGGCGTGCTCGTGTCGCCACCGCCCACAGCCGTGACGTTGCCGCTCGAGTCTTTCTGCCGCGCAACTCCACTGAGGTCAGTGAACTGCGTGGTGTGCCCGGACGGCGGCGTCGGGACCGTTGACGGATCCACGTTCTTTAAAACTAATGGCATGTTCTAAACCTCGATCAGGAAGCCATCGACTTGAAGGGTGCCGTCAATCTGGATCGGCATAGCCGACACAACCTGAGCGGAATCGGGAATAACGAACGTCGAACCATCTGCGACACTGGCCGGCGCGTATGACGGGCTGCTCGGCGAGCTGGGCGAACTAGGCGTGCCCGGCGTGCTCGTGCCGTCGCTTTGCACGACCCAAAGCGTCAAATACACACTGCCGCGCGCAACTGAATAGCCCTGCCCAGCCTGCGAATACACGCGGCACTCCCACAGGCCCAGGCGATACGTCGGTGCGCCGTCGGAGAATTGCGCGAGCGGACGGATTGCAAAAGGCGCAGGCACGAACGCAGCAGCATCGGCATCCGTTACAAAAATCGTGATGCTGTTGGCCGTGACAGTCGCGCCGCTTTTCGTCGTGCTCAACACAATGCCGCCGTCCGTCGACGACTTCGTCAGCAGCGCCGTTGCAGCCGGTCCCTGCCGAATCTGCATCCGCGCAGTGAAGTTCGTCAGGTCAAGCAATGCACCCGACGAGTCTCTTAGGTTTGGGATAACAATCTGATTCCCGATTCCCTGATCAAATGTCAGGTCGGTCAACGCTGCTGTCATGGGTAGTCCAGACGTAAAAAAACCGCCACGAGGCGGTTACTTGATTTTGTTGTTACGCAACGTTTCTCGATGGCCTGCTATCATCCGCCGACAAAACCGAGGGGGAGCCAATGAGTCAAGTCATTCGAATTGCTGGGAACAATTTCAGAATAAACGGAGATGATCTTTACGCCCGCAGTCTAGGCGAACAATTTGATCCTGATCTCGTTTCTGTTATCGCAGTTTTATGCGATGACGGGTGCAACGCTTTAGATGTTGGTGGAAACATCGGTTTAACTGCCTTAGCACTGTCTCAGATTGTAGGATCCGGCAAGGTTGTAGCCGTTGAGCCGGTTCCAAGAACCTTCAACATCCTCTCTTCAAACGTTTCTGGCATGGAAAATGTCTCAACGCGAAATTTCGCCTTTGGCAAGGTGTCCGGTACGTTGCCCATGCAAGGTTACGAAGACAACCTGTCTGGATCTTTCATCGCTGACGCCTTTCATATCAACGACAGCAACCATTTCACAGTCGACGTTCCGGTAAAGACGATCGACGAATCGTTTGCAACGCTTGGACTCGAAAGCCTCGACTTCATGAAGATTGACGTTGAAGGGTTCGAGCTCGATGTCCTAGAAGGCGGCATCGAGACTTTGAATCGGTTCAAGCCGCGCGTTGTACTCGAAATGAACCACTGGTGTCTGAATATGTTCCGTCGCATCTCCATCCCAGAATTCAGGGAGCGGCTAGCCGCGATTTTCCCTTACATATATGCGGTGGAGGGGGCTGAATATCTCGACTTCGCCAACGTGGATACTGCTTACTCAATCAGCCATCGACATATCATCGAGGGAAAGTTCTCAAACATCGTTGCCGGGTTTGATCGTAGTGACCTCATCAAGCGTTTAGCTTCTCTTGACCGAGCCCGCCATGCCATCAATGCAGCAAACAATAGCGCGCGCACCCCCATAGAGGACGAGGCCCTGTTAGCGGCCAAAGATCGTGCTGAATCGCTAGAACGACAGCTTCACGAATCAACTCGTCAGCTACAGGAGTTGAATAGCAGAATTCACTCCGATCAAAATTTGATTCGACACGCGACGCGTGCGCAAGAAATTTTACAAGCGGAACGCGATGCATTGAAACAGCACAATGCGGCGCTTGTCGGGTCAACGTCTTGGCGCGTCACCGCGCCGATACGCGCAATCAAAAAAATCATCTCGTAGAACGATTGCTATGATGCCGGCCTACGCTGGAGCAGTGGGCCAATTGGGCTGAGTCTGCGTCAGATCGACTGCTTTCACGCCCCGGCTATAAGCTACCCACGCTTTAGCTGAGGCCGTTTCTGCGTCGGTTGCTTCCCCGAGCGAAACAGCCATTTGAAGTGGCGCGATGGCAACAGAAGCCAATTGCAACAACTGATCGCGAACATTCGTGTTTGCCGCCAAGACCTCGGCGGGGGTCGGTGGGATTACTTCTGGTATCGGGGGTTGTTGGAACACACCATCTGCGTAGCCTAGTCCAATGTGCGGAACGTCACCATCCTTGATAAGGATCGCGGTTTGTCCATCGTCTGGCGTCCATGTATCAGTATTCCCATCCCAAACAACCACGTTGATGACGATGCCGTCTTCGATCAGTGCATATGTGGTCATATTTTTACCATTCAATGATTAGTAAACCCGGCGCGCCAGCACTCCCCACTGCAGCGGACGACGTCGAGGAAGAATTATAATTTCCGCCGGAGCCGCCTCCGCCGGACCCGAACCCGGTCCCGGGGTAGCCCACCAAGTTTGATCCTGAAGAAGCACGCCGGCCGCCACCGCCGCCACCAAACGGGCTACTTCCGCCAGAGCCGGCGACGCCCCCAATACCGTTGGTGACATCGCTCCCGTCTTGTCCGGCAGGAAATCCAGCCCCACCAGCGCCCCCCGCCCAAGCTGCGGTACTTGCCCCCGCCGCTCCAACGGCACCGCCGCCTCCTCCACCTAGCGCAATTGACCCTGCTGCAAATGAAGTAGTGCCTCCAGGGCCGCCCGAATTTCCCGCTGCTCCCGCCGCACCTGCAGCGCCAATCGTAAAACTGTAGGTTGTTCCAGGAACCACAGTGACAGGCGCTCGCACCAAAGAATTTCCCGCCCCCCCACCGCCGCCTGCAGCAGATATAAAACCGGTACTTCCAATTGCTACAGATCCAGCTCCGCCGCCACCTCCGCCGCAACCACTTACGTAAATCTGAGTTACCCCGGTCGGAGCGGTGAAAGTCCCGCTTGATGTGTACCGGGCAATACCGTGAAGAGGAATCGCTTGAATCTGCGCAAGCAAAGCAGCGCTTAAAAACGGCGCTCCCGTGTATTGCGAGATCATCGCCGACGTGATCGTGGTCGCGCCGTATGGCACGGTCACGACCCACAAGCCGTTGAAGCCAGCGTCAGGCGTAGGCACCACTTGTGAGCCGGTCGTCGCGCCGGCGCCAGCCTTCAGTTGCAACTGAACCGTGTTGTCACGATACGTCGTGTTCGACGTTCCTGTTCCGTTCGGTCCGCTATATGCCTGCGCGGGATTGCTGGCGTTGTAGTACGGCAGCACTACTGATCCTGCATCGACCTCCTGAAATGCGCCTTCGATCAAATACGAGATCGAAAAGCCAGCTGTGGTCGGCGCTGGACACGCGAAATTTACTGCGTCCAGCAAAATGCCTTGTTTAACAATCAGATGAGCGTCTGCAGCGAGCGATGAGTACGCTCCAGAATCGGTCGCCTGATACGAATACGCACGTCCAGGATTAACATTCACGGTCATACCCGCGGGGGTCGTGGGTACACAACCGAGACCGGAGAACAAGGTGGACGTCCCAAGCACGTCTTGTAGAACGTGACCAAGCGCGATCATCGCGTTCTTGTTCGTATTGAGCACATCGGTTTCGAGCGGAATCGCGCCCGGGTAGACGATTTGACGCTTCATAGGTCGGCTTCCAAAAATGAAAAAGCCCGCGCATTGGCGGGCTGAGATTTTCGCAGTACAGGTTTAACTGCTGATGCGTGTCCAGGTGATCGTTCCCGCTGGTATCACCGAGGCTATTGCTGCATAGATGTCGGCGTCAGTCACGGCAGTCTGAACCATCGAAAGGCTTGCGTACTCGCCGCGGGATCCGACGCTATACCCAGCAGGGGATGATCCGTAGCCTGCAACGTATGGAATGCCGATACCGATCGGGCGATATGCGGTGACGAATGCTTGATACGGCAGCAAGAGAGATCCGTACGCTCCAGCAACGCCATAGCCGCCGAGGTAGCCATACTTCGGCGCTACCGAGAACGTTTTAGTGACGCCGTCGCCGACCGAGAAGTTGGCATTCGATACGGTGACGTTCGCGCGCTTCTGCGAGCTCGCGTAAGTGCCGGACCACGATAGCGCAGCGCTGACGACCGGCGCTGCCGGGAAGACGATCGCACCGCTCGCACTGTACGAAAAATCAGTTGCCGTCGCCGAACCGGTCGTCGTCGGAATATACGAATTCGGCGTCGGAGTCTGCTCGGCCTGCGCGCCCCAAAGAGAGATTGTGCCGGGTCGATCCAGCGGATAGACAACGAACGAGTCCTGAGCGATAGATGCCGGCTCGGGAAACGTTATGGCGCAGCGATAAAAGCCATTCGGCGCGGCCAGCATTGCAGCGGTAGCGCCGCCCGACGAACTCACGACGACACCGGTGAACAAATTGAAAACAGCCAGCGCTGCCGGCGAAAGCTTGTCATTGCTCAGTGCAAACTGCGCACCGACCGACCCTGCCTTCGCAAAGATGTAGTACGTCTGCGGCGCGCCCGGCGTGTTGTTTAGCAGGTAATACAGGTTGCCGCCGACGCTGGATGTGAACGACACCAGCGACGCCGTGTTCGATCCGTCGGGCGCGATTCCCGCGTTTGCTGCGATCGTCGTGCCAAGGTAAGCGGCGAAATTGTTGATCGACGGCACATTGTTCGTGCGCGGCGTCGAATACAACTGCTGTGGGCCCTGCCAGTCGCTGCGAAAGATCTGCGGCGTACCGATGATCGTTATTGAATCAGTTCCGCCATACCCGCCGGTGTCGGAAGGCCGTTTCGGCTCGACGATCAGCGGCGCTCGACCGGTCAAGTCAGTCAACACTTTCACGACTGCTGCGCGGGTTCCGCGCTCGCGGAACATATTGACAATGATGCGGTTCAGAAACGATGGATCTGATTCGTTTGTGCGTCGAATCAAGTCGGCGCCGAAAAAGTCGGCCGCGATCATATCCAACCATCCGCCTGTTGCGCTTTTAATCCGCGTCTGCAGGATGGCGTAGCCGATCAGCAAATAGATGAACGCAAAGCCCGTCGCAGCGCCACGCATCAGTGCCGTCACGACCGGTGGGCTATCACCAAACCACCGCGGCAAGTAGCCCATTAGCCGCGAGAAGATGTCGTCGTTGTCGCCAGTCGCCATCTTAATTTACCGTCAAAGTTGCTGCCTTGATTGTCTGCTGCGCGTTCGCACTGATGTCTGCAGTTCCGCCGTTGAGCGTCACGCCGGTGACATTCGTCACGCCCGGAGAAGCGTCATACGCGACTTGTGCCAGCTTGCTGTACGGCAGCAGCATGACCTGTGTGGTTGCGTCGCGCGGCAAAGTGTTGATGAAGTTCTGCAGGGCGGCGATCACGACGGCCACAACCGCGCTATGTGTGTAGCCGGCCGCCGTTGCAATAGTCATCACGATGCTTGCGGATACCACGTTCGGCTTAAAGACGTCGAAGGTCACAGTGAAAGGACGTACTTGGTCGATGGCGTTGTACACGGTCGACACAAGAGAGTCGGGCGGCGCGCCAGATCCGTCGTCGATGACCGCAAAGAAATAGCCAGGCTGGTACACGCCTGCTTTCGTCTGGTTCTCCGTCAGCGTTTCGGTAATACCCTGTTGCAGCGACAGGATTGCGTAAACGATCGCGGCTTTCGTAGCCTTCGACAAGCTCTTGAGGTACGAGATGAAGCGAGCACGAAGAGCAGGATCCGTCTCCGCATCCACGCCGCTTGTCAGTGCAGCTGCGTTCGTGACCGTATCGACACCAGGAATCGCCTGTGCGAGCGCACTGATGGATCCTGAAACGACATTTGCGCCGGTCCCAGCGGTCAGTGCGATAACCGGCGCGGTCACGCTCGCCACGCCCGGCGCCAGAACATAGCCACTCAGCGCAGCGCTGTATGCGGCGTTTGTAGAGTCGAGCTCGACAGCGAACTGTTGCGATCCATCGCCCGTTTGGACCAGTGCGCCGATCGGCACAACCGCCTGCTGAGTAGGCGTGAAACGCGAAAACGTCTCCTGTCCGGTTGCAAACGACGCCGGCAGTCGCGTAAGCCCGAAGTCAGCAACGAATGAATCGAGATCCGCTCCATTCGAGGTTGCCGCTCGAGTCTTCGCGAGCACCTGCAGGATCATCCCCTGCAACCACAAGACGCATGCTGCTTGTGCTTCAGACAGCGCACGGAGCACAGAGCCGATCGTGAAGTCGACCAGCCGCGATGAGTAACCCTGAACCGCCGTCGCATAGTCTTGCACGATCGTCGTGAACGACTTGGTTTGCAGGTCCGACATTTATTGCCCTATGTCAAAAGCGAGCACGACCGGCTCTTTGGATTGCGCATCGATATAGCGAACGACGGTGCTCATCAGGTTTCCATCGAGCACGACGGAGATCTTCGGAGCCGGCGATGTCGCCACGGCCGCTTCCTTAAACATCTGCGACTGGATCAACGACTGCGTGCCGTCGATATCGGCGGGGCGTCCCACTTTACGAGGTATGCCGGCACCGTAATCAGGGTGAAACGTGTAATCAGCCGATGCAATCGGATTGCCGTTGCGATCGTCGAGCGCCGGATTAGTCAAAAGCCGCCGATACACGCGCTGTTCGCCGGTCACCGTCGAATTCGCGACAAGCAGGTCACCGGTCGGCGAGACGTCGATGTCGTTGCCGAAATACTGCGAGATATCGTTCATGGATCAAACCTGCGTGTTCGGCACGTCTGTGACGATCGTGCTCGAGCCGCCCTGAACGTTCCTGACAGGGTGGCCGTGAGAGTCATAGGCAATGCGCATTGTCTTCATGGTTTGAACGTTACCGAGCGCCGTGTTGTCGGTGATGTCGCTGCCGGTCGTCAGCGTCGCGCTCGTGGTGACCGGTCCATAAAACTGATGCACCGAAGCGCTATAGCTGGCCGTGCCGATCGCGCTCATCGCGAAATTTCGCGCGACCTGCATCTGCACGTCGCCGTTCGTCAGGAACTTGAGGTAACTGCCGCTTGCGTGTAGGGCCCATATCTCGCCGGCTGGCACTGCAGGCGCACGCGCCGACACGTTGAAGTAGCGACCCGTGATGTAGCCGGACTCGAAATCTGCCTCGGCGAACTCAACCATCACCATGTCGCCGATGTTCGGGCCCACGAGCAATCCGAAACCGTTGCCGACGCCGAGTGCGCCGACCGGCATCCAGTTGGTCTCGACGTCTTCCGGCTGGATCCTGACCTTTACGGCGTGCGTACTGGGGTCGTAGCTGCTAATCAAGCCGATGCGTGAGTCCGCGGTCGCGCTATCGACAGCGCCAGCTATCGCCTTTTGCGCGTTCGCCAGCAGGTGATGGTTCATCATGCTGTTGCCTGGGACTCTGGGGAGTGATTCTTTGCGGAGCACACCGATGAGTAGCCGCCGCGCACATCCATCGAGCGCGTAATGCTCTCTGGGAAATATCGCTGATCGAACTTCGTGCCGGTACCAATAATCTGCAGCACCGCCTGCGAAGTGAGATCGTCGTCAGCGGGCGTTTCGAAATTGACCTTCATCTCGTGCTGGATCAGTTCGCGATACCACTGCTGTGCGCGCTGGTCGGCCTGCTGCTGCGTCAAGTTGTGAATCGATTTTCGGTACACCTGCGGCTGCGTGCTTGACTGCCCGGGCTTGATTGACTGTGGCTTGCCGGTTGGATAGGTCGCCGTTATCGCTTTTCCGGTTTTGCCGTTGAAGGAGCGCACGACAACCTGAATTCCGCGTGAGACTGTCAGCGCTCGCTTGAACCTGATTCGCTCGACGTTACAGGTCGCATAGCCTAGTTCATCCGGCGGCGTCCATACGATCCGATAGGGCGTCGTGTTTTCATCCGGCGCCGGCTGGAAGTGGAGCGTCTTGCCGCGCACGTACGCGCGGTAGCCTTCCTGCTGCGCGAGGTACGAAATGATGTCCCACTCCGTGCGCTCGTCAGCCATGTTGACGTGGTCGATCTCGTAGTACTTGCCAGCAAGCGTCGCGGTGGGTGTCACCGACGCCGTCAACCCATGACTAACGGCAAGCTGTTGGGCTATCTGCGACGACGTCTGGTTCGGCCACTTCTCGGTTGTCTTCGCGTCGATAAACACACGTGTCAGGTCGCGACCAGTCACTTCGATTGTGCGCGACACGGGGTCGTAGTCGATATCGTCGACTTGTCCGTAGATCCAACTGGTGAGATCGCTCGCCGAGAATGACTCGGGATCATCCGGAAACCCGGCGAACACTTCGATGAACATATCCGTCTGTTCGCTAAACCATCCGGCGTCGCGTTCGTCAGGCAGCATCGACTCTGCGAACGTGACGCGGAATGTATCTGCGGCGAAAAAGCTGTTGTTGACGACATTGAGATCAGTCCATCCAGAGATCTGCGTTTCATTCACCTTCACGAGCCCGCGCGGTTGTCGAACGAGGGGCGTGTTGGCGTCAATCATGCAGTTTCTCTATTGGGTGAGAACCCCGCCGACGGGGTTGTTATTGGCCGGGATAACCAGCGTCGTGATGCCTGTCAGCTCAGGATCAGTAATGTTGTTCGCCTTCGCGATCGACGTCCACGACGTCGCATCCTTGTAGTACTTAGATGCGATATCGAACAGGTTTCCGCCCGCCACCGTCACGGTCTTCACGCTCGAGTTGACCTGACCGAGGTTGGTGGCCATCCGCGCGAGCGACGAGTCGTATTTGTAAAGAAACGTCGTCGACAGGTTGGTGTTGAGCTGCGTGGTCAGGCGTGAAACGTTCGTTGCGAGCGGGTTATTCGGCAATATCCCGCCGACAGTGACGATGTTTCTCAGCGTGTTTTCGCTGCTTGCGATCAACGTCTGGACCTGCTGCCGCGCAGCGTTCAACGGCGCGACGACAGTCTGAATCGTGCTTTGGGCCGCTTTGGCGAAGTCGGAGACTGTCGAAACCGCCATTGACAGGGTCGACGTGAGGCTGCTGAGCGTTCCATCACCGATGGAGCCGGCCAGGCCCGAGGCGGATGTCATGTCGCCGCGGATGACCGAGTCGAGATCGAAAGCACCGGTACCGCCCGGGTTCGTCTGATCCTCGGATACCTCGCATGTGATCCGGTATGGGATCCGGAAGGGCGCTTCGTACGATGCGTTGAAGTCCGAGACCACGACCAGGTATCGCAACGTGTCCCACGTCAGCACGACCGACTGGCCATCCTTGCGCCACTGGTCGAGCGACTGGGCGCGCGCGAGTGCTGTAGACCCAAGAAACAGGCCAGACCATGACTTCGGCGCTTCGTCCGCGCCCATTGAGTCAATGACCTTTGTGCCACCGACAAGCCGCTTGACTGCGAGCTGCTGACGCCCACCAAAAGAGATGTTCTCCGGAATTTCCAGCCCGGAGAACACAACATCGCCGAGCGTCAAGACGATGTTTGCCATCGCTATTACCACCGTTTCAAGGTTTGGGGCGTTTGTTGCATGCCCGGATCGAACATCCCACTACCCAGCGGCGCGGACAGTGCGCGTGCCTGATGGCCGGAGACAACGTCGGCTATCACGCGCCCGTCAAGGTGCACGGGAACGTGAACCGTGGTGTTCGGACTTGCGGGCGTAGCGACAGGGTTTGGCGTGTCCTTGTCGTTACCGTTCGCCCAGTTCCATGTTGCTTTGACCTTGCTCCAGAAGCCGGGCTGCGCTTGCACTTCGGCGATGCCACGATCCTGAGACGCAGTGAACGCAGACAGTTGCCGGAAGAATGCGGTACCGGCCGTCAGCACCGCCGTGGCGCCAGGCAATACCGACTCGCCGAACACTGTCTTGAACGTATTCCACGCCGCTTCGAACTCGCGCTGCTTCCCTTCGTACGTTTTGTCGCCGATTGCTTTGCCCTGATCGATGTTGAGCGCCTTCGCCGACATCTCTTCTCCTTTCCGGATGGTCGGCAGTTGCTGATAGATCGTCGAGAACAGGTTTGATGCGGTCCGGTTCGAGAAGATCATGCCGATCTCGCGCAGCACATCAGACTCTTTCGTGATGCCTTTCGCTGTGAACGCAGGCAGCAGGACTTTCTCGAGATAATCGACCGGCGACGACTGCAACATGTCGGTGCCTTTCAGCGCGCCCGGCTTGATCTGCTTGATCGATCCCATCTGGTTGAAAACGACACCGCTTTTGTCGAGCAGATCAAGCCGCATCAACTCGGCCGCCGACGTTTTCGCGAGACGCCCCAAAACTAGGTTCGAGTACGACGACATCAGCGCGGTACCAACCCGGTTGCCGCCCATTTCCTGAATGATCGGCTCGAGCTCGTAATAGATTGCTTTGTTGGACAAGCTTTTCGCCGCAACGCCGCCCGTCTTGATCATGTTCAAGTACTGCGTCGCGTCGACACGGCCGCCAGACGTCGACAGCACCTGAAAGATCATGTTCGCCTGATTCTTAAACTCGGCTGGGTTGTTCAGACCCTTGCGAAGTTCGATGACACGAAGCATGTCCATGAACTTCGCTTCGGTCTCAGCGCCGCCTTCCTTCCCATACAGCGACTCGGCGGCAAACTTCATGTCGGACAGTAGCGGCGTGACCATCTTTGCATGGTCAAGCGTGCCGGAGTCGCGGAAAACGGTCTGCGCATCCTTGAACAGCGTCATGTTCTCGGTAAGGCTCGTGCCGATCGTATTCATGCCGCGAACGAACTTCACTGCCTCGGCGTTCATCTGATCGCCAAGTCCGAGCGCCTGGAAGCGTGCGATTTCTGTCTGCAATTCGCCCGCGGCGTGTGCGCCGGCGGACACCGCTGCGTACCCAACGTATCCAGCGGCAAGAGGAGCGAGCAATCCAGCACTCAAACCCAATCCAACGCCGCCCAGCCCAATGCCACCGGCGCCGATGTGAGCATTGCCACCATGCAATCCGCCGCCATGGCCGCCTCGTCCACCACCGCCACCACCTCGGCCGCCACCGCCGCCACCGCGCGGAATGGGAGGCATGCGCGGCATTGCGCCGCCAGCAAGCACGACCTGCTGCAAGTGAGACGCGAGTGTGCCGGCGCGAAGGCTCGCTGCGGTCAAGTGTCGCGCCATCGCCTCAATGGCGTTTCCGGCGGCACGCAGTCCGGGCACTTCTGCACTGATACCCTTCAGTTCAGCGTTTAAAGCGGTCGCCGAACTGGTCGCGCGCTGAAACTCGCCATGCACCGATTTCAGGGCGCTGACCGATTTGCCGGCGTTGACGCCGCCCAGACCGGCGCTGAACTTCGCGGCGCTCTTTTCGGCGAGCAGCATGTCGCGCTGGAGCGCGCGCGTCGCGGTCGCTGCCTGACGGATTCCCGTCGCTTGTGCGCCCAGCATCCGCAGGTTCTTGTTCACCGCAGCCGACGAGCGCTCGACGCGATCGAACAGCTTTGCCAGTTCGAGCAACCGCGGGCCCGCGAGGTCGCGAATCTCCAGCGTACTGCCTACCTTGAAGGCTTCCATTTATCACTCTGCTTTGATTGGTCGCTTCCAGGCACCTCCGGCGAGGAACGTGCTCACGGTCAAACCGGCGATGTGCTCGATGTCCTTGAGACTTCCATACATGGCCGGTCCGAGGACGGGGCGGGGAGGCATCTTTTCGGTACCGAACTCGTGGTAGACCATCTTCATGTCGTCGGTGCCTACAACGACAGTCGCGCCAAGGAATCCGGACTGGACCACGTGCTTGATGCTGTCACGCATCGCGCCGCTGGCCTCAAGCGGTGCATTGGCTGGATAGCCCATGCGCGCCTTATGCTCTTCGGTGCTGGGCTTGAGCTGCGCCCACGCCGTCCACTGATCGAGACGCGGTTGATAGTGACCGATAATGCCTTTCGCGCGAGCTTCTACCAGCACGCCGGCGAGTTCCGCGATGTGAGCGGTCACCTCGTGACTTTCTAGAGCCAGGCGGCGCAGGTAGTTCGCCGCACCGCCAAAGGTTTTGAACGTCTTCACGTCGACCTCTGCACGAACTTACCAGTGTGCCAATCAAACTGCTGCTGACCGCCTTGCTCAGAGACGATGACCGACCACGCAAACGCCCGTGTTTCGTCGATACCGAACGCGACATCGAACGGAATACCGTGCCGACACAGCCACAGCCCGCGACGCTGGGCCGGGTCGGCCGCTATTTTTTTGCGGCGTCGATGTCGAGACCGAAGTCGCTCTTGAAGTGCTCCGCCAGGCCGACCGCGAGCGCGTCCATGCCTTCCTCATCAAGGCGCTGATAGAGGATTTCCATCTCAGGCTTGGAGATCGGGGTCGTGACGATGTTGCCTTCGAGCGCACAGACGTACATCAGCTGGCTCATGATGCCGGTCCAGAGGCGATTGGACGATGACTCGCCGAGCGCCTCGATAAAGCGGATGCGAGCGAGCGGTGAGGGCTTCTTCAAGCCGATCACGCGCCCGCGCGAGTCCGTCACTTCAAACACCTGATTCGCTTGCCGCACGATCTCTTTCGAGGGCGTGAGCACTTCGTTTTCGCCTTTGTTTGCAGTGTCCGACTGCGGCTTTACGGTAACTCGTTGGTTCATGTTTTTAGCTCAGTTTGATCCGGCGTTCAGCGATCCACGTGAGGCGCTGCGTGACGGTGTCGTCACCAGCCCACTTGCCTGCGTTTTCGTACTTGAAGCTGACGTTAGTGAACTGGTACTGCGACTGCGATCCGTCAGGCTCAGCGATCGACTCGGTGATGACGCCGGTACCGACGTCCAGACCGGCGAAATAGTCGGCCTCCCATCCAGCGAAATAATCATCGACGATGCTGTTTTGCCGCTCCAGATCAAAGCCGCCCGACCAGCCATCGGGAAACACGACATTGCGTACACGCCCGTCGATTCCTTTGACCTTCTTTTCCGTCGTGTCCTGCTTGGCTTCAAAGCCTGTCACGAGCGTTGGTTGAAGCGCGCCATTCGTCGTGCTGATGCTCACGGACAGGTCGCGCGATACAGAAAAGCCATTGTTCGGCATTTAGTTGCTCCTGATAGCCCCCGCAGGGGCCGTGTATCACTGGACCGTGACCGAAACCGACTGACCGCCCTCGAGGGTAATCAGGAATTCGCGGACGATGGACAAGTACTTGACCTTGGCGTACGCCTGCATCACCCCCAACGCCACCTGCGACGGCGGGTTGTTGGTGCTGTCCAGCGTGACCAAGAACGGCGGCTTTGACGGGTTGTTCGGGTCACCGATAAAGCCGGCGTCCCAGTTGTCCGTCAGGAAAGCATTCATCTTCGCCCGCGTATCGGTGCGCAACTCATCGGTTTGCGGCTTACCGATCGCATCTCCCATCGCGTTCTGGAACGACAACGCGAGGAAGTTGGTCATCGTCGTGTACGCCTCGCTGTTCGTCGCCGTGCTGCTCGACGCGTTGCGGTCGGTCTGGAAGCCAAAGTAGTTGCCCCCAGCAGACGGGTTTCCGAGGAAGTCCAGGCGCGCCTGCGCGATCGCAGCGAGTTCCGGATTGCTGTACGGAACCTTCGCAAGCGTGCGCTGAGTGCCGGCCACACCCGAGACGTTCTTGTTCAACGTCGATTCGTTTGGATTGAGCGTCGCGCGCATTGCAGCCCAGAACGTGGCCGGGGAAAGCAGACGCATTTGCCCGTTGATCGTGTCGTTCCAGTACACCCAGTCGCCGACCAGCACCTTGAGGCCGTAGGTATCGGCGCCCGCGGTGTTGAGCGCGGTAGAGACGGCCGTGTACGACTGGCCAACCGAACCGGCTTCGCCGAAGAAGATACCTTCCTGCATCGCGAACGGCTGGATCGTGTTCCACGCCGTCGGATCGGTGTGATCGACGAGCGCCGCGGTCATAACGCCAGATCCGCGAAGCGCATACATCCCGGTGCGGGTGGTGCTCGTGCCATCGGCGCCGATCTGCATAGCGTCGGTCACGCTCGCATCGCCGTCGGTACCTCCAGCAAACGTCACCGTGGCCGTCAAGTTTGGCGCGACAGCCGACGCCCCGATCGTTGCGACGGCAAGTTGCGACGGACCGCGCTGATTCGAAATGCCGTTGTTGACTGCGGAGACAAGCGCGGCCCACAACGCGGCGCCGGTTCCGACAATGTTGTCGTAGACCTCGGGCGTGAAACCCGGACGCGAGATCGTCAGCTTCGTGGTGCTCGCCTTGCTGCCCGCCGTAAGCGCGGCCGTCAGCGTGTTGCCGACGATGCCCGTGTAAAAGGCCGTCAGGGTGGCGCCGGTAGCGGCCGCTGTGTCTTTCAGGAGGGCGGTTGCTGCCACATCAGTGCCGTCCGTGATGCGTACGCTCTGGACGTTGTTCGCACCCAGCATGTTGGCGATCGCCAGTGCCGTTGCAAGATCACGCTTGCGCACGGTTTGCGGTCCGAGATTGTTTTGCGCGTCGCCTGTCGAGCCGCTGAGCACGGGGCTGTTGACCGGGCCCCACGATGCCACGCCAACATAGCCCAGAGCGTTGGTCTGAACGCCCTGAATGTACGACGTCGACGGCTGCGCGATCTGCGTGTAGACGCCAGGCGCATACATCGCCAGCGGGTTGATCTGTCCTGCCTGATAAATCGTCATTCCGACGCTCCAAATGAAAAAAGCCGCCCGAAGGCGGCTCCTGCTGATCGTGCTGCGCGCTTATTGCTGCGCGGCGACTCGGTTCACGCTTTTGACGTTTTCGCTGTCGAGCACCTTCGCAATCTCGTCGGCATCCGTAATGCGCTGGCCGCGCTCGTAATCGCCGAAGGGGTGCACGACCGTCAGCTCGAAAGCGGTCTTGGTCGGCTTGGCGTCGGGTTTGTTCGTATCGTCCATGGACTGCCTCAGTAGTGTTTGATCGAAATGGTGACGCCGGTAACCGGATCCTGACGAACGACCTTGCCGTCCACCACAACCGCGGCTTGCTCGAGCTGCGTTGTCGCGTATTCCACGAAATAGCGGAGGTCGCGCCGATACAAGTGCGCTTTTTCCAGCATGTCCGTCATCGGCGTGTCGTGGTACATCAGCCGCGCGGCGGATCCATCGGGCATCGCGAGGAACGCGATATCGGCGAACGCGACATCAAGCGCACTGGCGACTCTCGTGCGTAGATCCGGCGTCGGCGCCCACACGGTGATCTGTACAAGCCGCTGCTGCCGTTTCAATTCACGTGAGGCGGTGGCGACCGTACCGCCGCGCGTGACGATCTCGGCGCCGTGGAACGACTGGCCCATTGTGATGGTGCCGCCGACGCTGCTTGTGCCCGGATAGTCGACTGCCAGCAGCGATGCGATCGCCGCGGCGATGGAGGTGAGCGTATCGGACGGCTGAACGGGGTACAGATACGCGACGTTGCTGATCAGCACTGCGAGGTTATGCGAGACGAACGGCGCCGGCACCTGACCGCTGACCACGATCAGATTCGCACTCGCTGTCAGAAAGATCGACTGCGGCTGTGCTTCCCCAGACTGCCATTTGCGCAGGTAACGCGTGCGGTTCGATTCGACGGCGGTAGGGAAGACGCTCACATTGACTTTGCCGGCCTTCAGGTCGCTGTCCAGATTGGCTGCGACTGGCCAACCGGGATAGGCGCGCACGGCGGTGCCGACGGCTGACTGCGCGCCGGTACCGTTCGGGTACATCAGCCCGGTAACCAGCGACGCGAGCACGTCAAGCACGTCGGAAATGTCAGCCATCTGTCTCGCCCACCACGTCAAGGTCGACGTTCATATAGGTCAGCGTGGCGCAACCTACGCGCTTCTCGCTGTCGATCGACCATTCGATCTTCATGAGCGTGCCTTTGATCTCGGTACCGTCGGCGTCGAACACCTTTGTACCCGGGGCAGTCCCGTCGCTGACGATTCGAATCTTTTTCATCACGTCTCCAGCCGCTCGACAAGCGCGTTATAGCCCAGCGAGTTCCAGTAGGGTGCCAGCACCTGATAGCGCACGCCGAGATCGTCCGTGATCACGTCGCGGGCCTGCAGCAGACCGTTTTCGCGGCGGAACAGCACGCGCCAGAGGGTCGCCTTGCCGTCAGACGGCAGGCCGGTGGCGTTGTTTTGCCCTTGGCGGTCGAGCTGGATGCTCGCTCGGATGTCTTTCGCAACCGGTGTTTCCGCAACTGGATCAAGCCCGCTATAGGCCGGCGTCAAACTCGGCTCGTCGGCGACCGCAGGACGGCTGATCGCGATCACGCGCGGATAAAGGAAGCTCATACGGCGAAGATTCCTGCGCCCACACTGCGGCGAAGTTGAAGAAAATATTGCCCGTAAGCTGATCCAAGATACGAATCACCAGTGAGCCGGGCCAAAGCGACCTTATCCGAGTACTGGATGGTCGTGTCACCGGCTTTGAGTACTACCGCACCTATTTCGTCAGGACTCTGTGCTGCGGTCGCGGCGTTTTGCTGTCCGGAAAACAGCTGGTGCGCCACCCAGTACGCTACGCCATCGTCAGCCAGCGCGCCCCAGACGGTCGAATCGACGTAGACCGCCGACTTATTGATCCAGTACTGGATTCGCTGCGGCGGAACGTTGGCGAACTCCGGAAACTGAAGAATGAAGTCGTCGGGCGTCATGGGCTCAGCTCTGCGGCGTGGTCTTCTTGGCGGGCGCGCTGCCAACGCTCGACTTGGTGTCGACACGCAGGATTGCTTCGTCGAAGTAGTGATCCGCGACCGGATTGTCTTTGCGAACCATGTCGAGTTCGTCGGCGTCGACCTCGGTTTCGCTGGCCTTCAGCACGTCTTTGCCGGAGATCACATCGGTGTCTTGGATGGCGGCCGGGAAGGTCAACGTCGCCACGACACCCTTGCTGCTGGCTTTCGTCAGCACGATGTCGTGTTCTGCGGTGTTCTTTACGATGATTTTCGACACGAGATATCTCCTCGTTGATGTAACTACATGAAATGCAAAAAGCCCCGCACCGGTGAGGGAGCGGGGCTTTCTCGAACCACTGTCGGCTTCTTCGATCTGCTTACAGGCCGTCTTGGTAGTAAGCGGACTTCGGGTAACGCCAGAACACGCCGGAGTACTTGTACTCACCCGGGATGTCCACGGCCAGGCCCTGCGGTTGCGGCGCAAGGAAGCGCAGCGGCAGCGGGATGTACATCGACAGGCGCGACGGATCCTTGAAGTAGTACACGCCGCGCGCCGTGCCGCCCGCACCGGCCGTGTCCAGGCCGTAACCGGGCTGGATGTCGAGGTCGATGTTGCGTTGGGTCTTCGCGATGTTGTTTTGCCGCAAGTACGTCAGGATCGTCGTGTCGGTGTTGGCCGAACGCGGCGTGCTGGCGATGAACGAGAAGTCCGCCGGCGGCAGAATCACGTTGGTCGGCATGTCGTTGTAGCCAGACGCCGTCCACACCTGATTC